ACGCAGTCTGGCCGATAGGCTGGAAACAAACGAAAACCAAAATGAAAGGACACAATATGGAACTAACAATACCATCAGAAGTGGTAGATGAGTTCGGTCGGGCGACCGAGTGGCTCAAGCTATCCAATGAGAAACGCAAAGAATATCGGAGTCTATTCCTAGAATCCGCGAAGCAAGGAATCAAAAGCTGGGTAGGCCAGCACTTCACGGTTCAGATGGATGAGCACGATAAGGCAAGACTTGCCAAACCTTTGCTCAAATCAAACCTGCTCAAGTATCTGACGCCAGAGCAAGTCAACCACATCATCGAGGCTTCAACAGTCTCGAGCGAAGAGTGGCACTTCACAGCTCGTAGGATTCCTACAGGTGAGTAACGCTGTAAAAGTACACGAGTCTATTCGGGAGTGGGATGGCTATGCATTGTTCGACAAGGACAATGTGCTGTCGACTCCAATGCTGTATGAGAATCTAGATACGGCAAAGGCAGACGCCTCCGAAGGAGACGATGTATGGAATGTAACTTTAATACGAAAGGATAAAATTAAATGATTATTACATCATCTAGAAACACACCAGTATCAAGCGGGGTTACCGACACGATCGACTACAAGATCGATGTGTCCAACCTCGGTCACATCGCTAGTATCCTACGCAAAGCTTACTCTGACCCGATCAGAGCGGTTGTGCGTGAGTATGGCACCAATGCCTGCGAGGGTCACATCCTCAATGGTAAAACCAACAAGCCCATCCAAGTCTCGCTTCCGACTGGTATGAAGCCAGTCTTCACGATTCGTGACTTCGGCCCTGGACTTGGCAAGGAGAAGTTCCAAGAGTTGTTCTGCTCGTATGGCGGTAGCGACAAGCGGACAAGCAACGCCTTCACGGGCTGTCTTGGTATCGGTTGCAAATCGTATGGTGCCTACACGGATGCCATTACGGTAACCGACTACAACGGAGTTACTCCCCACAAAGACGGAGTCAAGCGTATCTGGAATTGTCACATCGACGAGAGTGAAGTGGGCAAGGCATCGCTGTTAAGCGAGACCAAGACCAACGAACCCTCTGGTGTTGAGATCTCGATTCCAGTTCGGCCACAAGACATTAGTAGATTCCGCGAAACTGCGATGCAAGTCTATCGTGTCTTTGATGTCCGTCCTGACATCGTTAACCTATCGCCAGAAGAGAAGAAAGCATATGCCACTCAGACATACAAGGATGGCATTATCAAAGGAACCAACTGGTCTTTCAATGGTGAAGGCCAAAGCTGGCTCCAGATGGGTCTTGTGCTTTACCCGCTCAAGTCCGACTTCTCTGGCTCACCAGTAATCAAGCAGTTGATTGATGCTGGAGTATACGTGAGGGTCGATCTTGGCGATGTCCAAGTCGCTCCGTCTCGTGAAGACTTGCAGTATTCGCAGAAGACAATCCAAGGCTTGGTCAAGCATCTCAATCCAGTCATTGACTCGATGGGGTCGACCTTGCTTGCCGACATTCAAGCGGCTCCAGATTACTTCCAAGCTCACTTGATCTTGCGTAGGTTCACTGGCACTGGCGGATATAGTTCCTCCAGCTTCCGTGAAGGCATTGTCAAGAAGCTGAAAGGCAAACTGAAGTGGAAGGGAATCGATATGCATGACGATAATCGCATCCCATTGTGTGCTTCGCCTCTCAAGAAAGACCAGACTGAAATCGAGTTGCTTAAGTCTCACGGCATCACTGCTATGAGCATAAGCAAGCGTAGTTGGGGCAAGGCTAAGTTCAATGTCGATCGCTCCGTTGACGAGCTGATCGTCCACAAAGATTCAGTTGTTATGGTCAATGATACGGGCAATGGTTCAGGTGAAGCTCGCGTTCGTCACTGGCTGATGAACGGCGGGCCATCTGGGGCAACCGTAACTATCATCAACTATAAGAACGGTGGCCGAGAGTTTCTCAACAAGACTCTTCCGTGGTTTGCAACGACGACATTCCAACAGGTGTCGACCTTGCCCACGCCCCCGCCAAAACAGAAAGGTGTGGACGCAAACGGAGTTGAGGTTGAATACGACAAGAATGTCAAGCACACCAAGGGGAATGTGTTTGGCTTGCCTGCTAAGTATCAACGCCAAGACAAGCGTAGTGATTACTGGGGAATCTCAGCAGCACCTACGACTGGCAAGAAAGTCTACGTAACACTCGACCAATTCAAGTGGTCAATGCCTGGTAAGGACTACGAGATGGAGGAGTATTATCCTCTGTATCGGGCAAAAGAATACTTGAAAGCAATCGGGTATTGCGATCAAATCTATGGCGTGAAGGAAGCTGATGTTGACAAAAAGGTTGATGCAACTTGGACTAAATTACAGGATGCAATCGAGGAAGGGACACGAGCTTTTCTCAAAGCTAATCCCGACAAGGCTCAGAAGATTGCTGATCGTTATGCTGTCTTGGGTTTCTTCAACTCTCGAGCGGTATACAACAGCGATCGGTTTAGGAAAGAGGGTTGCTTCTTTGAGCGATGCTCTTTCGATCGTTGGGCTAACTCAAAGACTGGACCACTCAAAGACATCAAATCCGACAGCCCATTCCGAATCTTTATGGATAAGATTCTGGAAATGATTGGTGCGTTGGAGAATGATGAGAAGACCTTGCCAGCTTGGCTTGAAGAACCGAGTCACACTTGGGCTCTTGGCCGATCGAACAACGATGATAAGAAAGGTGTGTATCAACAACTCAAAGCGTTGTTGCCCAAACCCTCTTATGATCTGAAGGTCGAGGGAACTGCAATAGCTTCGAGGTACCCATTATTCCGCCACAACAACTGGCAGACAGACGTAATGGAGTACGCAACAGAAGGCACTGTCGAGTATGTGCATCTTGTAGATGCAGCTCGCAAAACAAAATAAAAACGAAAGGACACAGTAAGTATGAACTACATCATAACTGACGAAACAATAACAGCGGTCATCAACGGGAAGTCTCACACTCTCCGTCGTGACCACGCAAATGCAAAGATGGTAATCAACGCGATCGCAGAGGGTCGTGCGGAGGGTGACATCGAGAAATTGATGGACATCACCAACGCACTCAATGCGTATCTCGGCAACTCCGTCGAGGTGAAAGACGGTTCGGTGTATCACCGCGGGGAGATCGTTGACGAGCGTATCGCCAAACGAATCCTCAACTTTATGCAGGAGAATCTACCAGTGGAGCCGATGACTCGGTTCTTGGAGAATCTCTACAACAATCCGAGCCACAATAGTCGAGCTCAACTCTACCAGTTCTTGGAGCACAAGAACATGCCGATCACTGAGGACGGCTGTTTCTTGGCCTACAAGTCGGTTGACCCAGACTATATGGACCACCACACTGGCAAGTTCTCTAACCGAGTTGGCCAGGTGTTGAGCATCGCTCGTCGCAGTGTGGACGACAATCCTGAGAACGGATGTTCTTATGGGTTCCACGCTGGCTCTCTTGAGTATGCCAGCAACTTCGGTGGTGCCGATCGTCGGGTCGTGATCGTCAAGATCAACCCCGAGGATGTGGTGTCGGTGCCCAATGACTGCGAGTTCCAGAAGCTTCGTACTGCAAAGTATGAGGTTGTCGCGGACTACACGGGCCCACTACCCAAGACATATGCTGAGTCGTATGACTCCACGGAAGACGACATCTACGAAGAGGACGATGTCGAAACCGAAGAAGCTGACAGCGATGACAGCCTTGTTACGGCAATCCGTACCGCGGCTCGCCAGTTGCTTGACGCAGTAGCGAATCGCTAACCATTCGGGGCGGGTGGGCAAATCCCATCCGCCCCACTTGAAAGGGAATTATGAAGATTAAATATATGACAAAAGAAAACTTGATTAAGAAACTTGAAGACCTACGGACGTCTTATCCGAAAACGGATGAGCGACCTGCGAAAGGCGACGAATCCGCTAGCCTATACGCGAGACACATTGTGGAAGAACTAGCGAGGAGATCATAATGGAAGCCGTGTACACAGGTAAGCAAGCTCGTGACATCGCGGGAACTAAGTTCCCCTATGGCTTGGGTTGGCATAAAGACGATGCATCCATCATCGAAACATTGAAGCTTCGAGGCGGAGACGCTTCGGTTCTTCTTGCCGAATGGTGTGAGGCAACTGGATTGGACAGCAATAGCAATCTGGTCCGCAAGGAACGATTCGAAGGCAAAAAACCTTGGAGTCAAAAAGATGAGAACAAGAAAATCTACACTCGTGAAATCAGACTTGCTCAAATTTAATCGCGGTAACGCGAAGCTGGGCAAACACATCTACACCTTCAGCTTACCAGCAGGCTATTCCTGCCCGGGGGCAATGCATTGTCTGGCCAGAGCAGATCGCGACACTGGAAAAATCCAAGACGGACCTCTAAACCAGTTCCGTTGTTTTGCCGCATCTGACGAGGCTCAGTACAAAAACACTAGGTTGCAGAGGTGGCATAACTTCGAGTTGCTGAAAGGCAAGTCGGCGTTTGAGATGGCCAATCTGATCGAGATGAGTCTGCCCTTAAAAGCAAACATCATTCGAGTTCATGTGTCGGGTGACTTCTTTAATCAGAATTACTTCGATGCTTGGATGATTGTGGCGCGGAAGAATCCGCTACGCACGTTCTACGCTTATACCAAGAGTCTTAACCTTTGGGTAAAGACGATCGGTGTAATCCCGAAGAACTTTGCCCTCAACGCAAGTCGTGGTGGAGTCCACGATGCCTTGATCAGCCAGTACAACCTGAAGTCAGCAGAGGTTGTGTTCAGCGTCAAGGAGGCGAAAGACAAGGGGTTAGAGATCGACCACGATGACAGCCACGCTTACAAGTCTGGCAAGTCGTTTGGGTTGCTCATCCACGGGACACAACCCGCGGGCAGTGCCGCATCCAAGGCATTGTCTGCTCTTCGCAAAACTGGATGGACAGGTTACAGCAGAAAGGCGGTAGCAGCATGAGTCTATTAAACAAAGCAGCAGTTAAGCGGTCGGCTCTGGACATGGCGAGTGCCAAGTTCAAGGAGCGCAACAAGACGAGACTAGAGATGGGGCTTGCCCCTATGAAGCTAGTTCCGTCGAGAGTTAGTAGTGAGTTCATGGATACCTTCGAAGCCAAGGTCATTGGCTTGTTGAGTATCATGGTTCACGAGCACAAGACAGGAGTTACACTATGAAGATAAAGTACGAAACATTACTTAAAATTGACAAGCGTCGTTGGAAGGAAGACAACGGCATTGAGCCCGAAGACGTCGAGCAAGACGTCAAGGACAGGATTGATGAAGCCATTGAAAGCGAGATTGGAGATTATAAAATATGAACTGTTATTGTATTACAAAACCAGCGGAACAAAAGTTCTTGTCGATTGACGAGACGTGGGTGGATTTCAACACGGGTATCCGTGACGACTCCATCCGAGGCTATACATCTGAAGAGATGGAAGTCTTGAACAACGATGCAACGAAGCATGGAGGCGAAGTGCGACAGCATCCGTCTCCCGACGGAGTCACACTTCCCTTGTTTTATGACTGGGGTACGTGAAGTATTTGAGGGACTGAAGTCCCGAGAGGTCAGCCGTTACGTCAACTACTGGGACAAGATTAAGCCCAAGTCTCGTAGTGACGAATGGCGATTCTGGATCTTCTCGATTCTCGCGGCCAACTTCGGTTGGAAGCAGAACGTGAAGGCATTCAATGCGATCAAAGATCGCGACTCGTGGAAGTCTGATCTTGGCAAGCTACAGTTCGAGCTGTATCAAACTAAGACTGGACTGTGGCGGACCAAGGCTGTCAGCATCTGGAAGTTTGATCAGATGTTCCAGGCCAAGCCCCACATCTTCGAGCGTTATCCCAACGAGCCGTTGACGCAATACCGTGACAGGATTGCGGACAACGTCCCGGGATTGGCGATTGCAAAGTCTAGCTTCTATGTGGAGATGAAACATCACGAAGAGTCAAACGTTGTTTGCCTCGATCGCAGGGTGTTGAAGTCCATCCACAAGAGGGATAGGAACGTGAACAGATCTGACTACCTCGCGCTTGAGAACGAGTGGCAGGACTGTTCAAAGGAATATGGTATCCCAGCGGCTACTGCCAGATTCATCTGGTGGGACAAGTTGCAGGGGTATAAAAATAGTCGGTACTGGAGTGAGGTATTAGAATGACAAAGAAAGTAAATGGCGAACTATTATGGGGAGCGGGAGACTCGATTCACAAACTCGAGTTCAACGCCCTTGTAAACACAGAAACAAAAGCGGTTGAATCGTTGAAGTTTGAAATGGAGAACAACTTCCTTGACGACATCCTGCAAGATGTATTTCAAGCAGGGAGTCGGGAGGCTCTCCGTTTAGCCCAGTGATTGAACCACTTAAATTGCCTAAGAAGAAAGTAGAGGCGTTGTTTGGTCTATTCTATTATACTGGAATGTTGGTATGGTTCTTTATCGGATACCTAACTTGCGTCCAGATAGCGTGTAGATGTTGCTACGCTCTCGAACATATCATACGAAAGTAACCACAGTCTGAATCAATAGATTCAGAAAGACTAACCCCGGGTCCCTTCAGAAATGGAGGGCCCGGGGTTTTTCTTTTTCCGCCACAATTTTTCCACACGTCGCCAGCAAAGTTTCACTATCATCAAAAAGATTGAGCTGATCACAAGCCACGTCAGCCAAATTAAATCGCGTTTTGTGTTTCTCATTCCCCATTTTGTCCTAGCTATATTGACTTGGCAACCCCGCCGGTCAGCATTGAATTGTGCCCAAGAAGCTTGCAGAAGCAAAGTTCGGTGAACTATCCGAACAGTTCCTCCGTGTATTACTCGCCGCGGCTGCGGTCGATGGTAAATCGGAAGAGCTGGTTATTACTCGCAAGGCTTTCCATGATCTCCACCAGAAATTAAAGGATGGCTACAATCCAGAGATAGATGTTTGGTTTGAAGACAATGAGCTCCACATTGCTTTAGCCTGGAGCGAAGTTCCGATTATCGGTTTTAGAAAAATCCGTGGCCAAAAATAAAAAGAAAAAAGTTAAGAGCTTGATCGATCACTCGCATCGACCACGACAGGGCTTGCTCGATAAGGTCGCCAAGCTGGCGTTATACCACAAGAACTAGCGGCTTATCTCTTCCCAGTCTAACGACCCCAATACCTTTGCGTTATCCGCACTTGCTGAAACTTCCAATACAAGTTCATAAGTAGCACCCGTAAGTCCATCGCGCTCAAGCTGAGATCTAAATAAGGCTTCTTTTAGAATATTGACCGACGATATAGATTGATTCGCCGTAGCAACATATCCGCTAGCCAATACTCTTCCAGCTGAAGCCGAAGTAGCTGTCAGATTGGATTCTACGGCGGAATCAGTTCCAGCACTTACCCAGGTTCCGCCTGTTGTTATCGCGCTTTGAACTAATCTCCAATTAAGATTTGGATTTCCAGGCGAAGTAGCTGGCATAATACAAGCAGCAGTTAAAATAACAATAGCGTCGAGTCGATCAACGGATGAAGCTGGAGTATTTTGCAAAGACTTAAGTCTTAGTGATACGATCGGGTAATACGTTCCAGCTGTCGCCAAAGTTCTTGGGGTTTGGATTGGAGTTCCAACAGCTTGTTGCGCCCCGCTTAATTGATATCCACCCTCCGATATAACAGTCGAACAAATTTGCTTCAACATGCTAGAAGTAGCTGGATTTGGAGTTCCATCATTTTTAATTTCGTATCTCAATGGTAAACTTGCAGTAGTGATATACGTCGAAGTAATCAAATTAGCATGATGAAACGAGTGGCAAAGAATAAGCTGACCATCGATCACGAAGCCCATGCGCACGGTACCAAGACCCAACCACTCAATGTCCATCCAGAGAATCTGAGCTTTAGTTATGTCAAGAGTAATTCCAGACGGACCGGTTCCATCAAGTTTATCCCCGTTCCAATTGGCTTGAGCAACCTGACTTTCGGTAGGGGAACCAGTTACAAGGGACCGTTCAACAAATTTTAGTGTACTCCCGGATAGCTCCAGGTACATCCCATTATCTTCTCCATAGTATCCAACTTTTTGAACAAGATGCTCTTTAGCCGGATTCATTACAAACGTACTCATAACCAGCAATGATTTTCCTGGCTGATAAGCAAATACTTTTGTTGTCTCCCGAATTACTTCAGAGCCATCCACGGCATTAATGGTGAGATCCATGAGCCCCTGGCTTGCGTTAAAAGTGGCGGAAGCTCCAGTTGCTGAAAGATGTGTCGACCATAGCCCATTGTCCCGATATCGATGGCTGGAATCAAATAAGGTAAAAGGCTCAGAAATCTTCAAGCGACCGAATGCATCCGTCGGGAAAGATCCAATAATCCCACTGGATCCACCACTTGTCAGGCCCTCAATAGCACTGACAATTTTCTGAAGACTACGGACTTCCGTGTCTGACCAGAGAGGAGTATTATTTTCTGGAAAATATTCAGGCATAAACTATGCCTGGGGTATCAATACTTACCCAATCCCCGACCTTTATTGGAAGGCTGGGGCATGACGTAAGGCTTTTTCTTGTCAACCTTAAGGGATGGCGACTTGTTAGTCGGCATCTTTGCGTTCTTTTGATTCAAGTTAATTGATAAATTTTTCATTTATTTTCTTCCTCTGTTGATCGATATTGCTTCGATCCTCAGATTTGAGCTCCCGTTATTATGCGGGTTTCCATCTTTGTGGTCAACATCTTTCCCGCGGAGTGCGGACTTGCCATGCTTGCGGGCCATCATACGGCGGGCGGCATTTCGCTTGGCCCTATTCTTCTTTTGGTCGGGCTTGCTGTGGTACTCGCGGTACTCCGCTGCGTAATCGCGCTTCCCGAGTGGCATTGGATTATTTGCCTAAACCAATTTTTTCTAAAGTATCTTTAACCTTTAAGCCTCTCGCTTGGGCTCTTTGGTCATATTCGTCCATTCTACGCTTTCTCTCTAAATCCATACGTTTTTGAATTAAAGCCTGTTTTTCAGATTCCAGTTCTTCTACAACTTCTGGAGCCACACTTAAGCCTGACTCTTTTTTCATGGAAGGATTCTCGCTGTATTTAGCATTTTGATAATCCCGCCGTGCGCCACTTACGAGCTGACTATCTTTTGAGGAAGGGGGCACGTTTTCTTTTGTGTAAACGTTCTTTAATTCCTCTTTTAATTGTTCCCCGAGAACGGCGGGAGGTGTTGCGCCTATGTATCTCAAAGTCGCCAGCAAATCTTTGTAGTCCATATTATTTACCTTTTGATTTACCGGCTGCGCTTAACGAAATGGCAATAATTTGAGCCTTAGAACGGGGCTTTCCACCGGCTCCACGCTCTTTTCCTTTTTTCTTATTATCAGCGTAAAGTTCGCTGATATTGGCAGATACATTTTTTCCTAGAGGCATGGGACTATATTATAGGGTGTAGGGTTGGGGGTCAAGAGCCCTTTTCAAGTTCATCCTCAACTCCATCTGAATCCTTATCCTTGAAGCTCGACGGGTCGCGGGAGAATATCTTATTGGCTAATAAGTACTTCTCTTCGGCAGACATCTCTGTCCAGGATTCAGTCCTACCCCTTGGTCTCCAAAGAATTAGGGCCACCACAATCCCGACAAAAAATATGATGGGCCAAAACATTAGGATTTCCCAAGTCCCGTTTTCTTTTTCCAGCTTATTGGCTTTGAGCTTGTCTTTTTCTTGGCCGACGAGTTGCACATTGACTTGGTGGGCCTACAGGCCGGATAGCTACCGCCTTCAGATGCACTCTTTCTCCCACACGGACCCCCAGTCTTGCAGTTAATCCACCCCTTGCCTTTATTGCGAGAGAACCAACCGTGCAAGCCCTTTTTCTTTTCGAGCTCAAAGCCCATTATTTTTTCCCCTTGTTACCCCAGTTAGCTGCTCCTACCTTTCGACATTTGACGAGCGCACCGCTGGCATAAGCCGAAGGCCAGACGGCGTAGCGAGATTTCACCTTACGTGTGCAGGCGTCTCCCGCTTTCTTTTTACCTATTCCGCCCATACAGACTTTCCAGCGGCCATCCGTTGTTTCGCAAAGTCGGCCGCTTTCTTTATCATTTCTGGGGTAGCTTGTTCATTACGTTTTAATTTTTCAATTTCTAAAAGATTAAGAGTCGGGACGATCAACGGGATTAAAGTTTCTTTTCCGTCAAAATTAACTCCTATGGACTTTTCTGTCATAACACTACCATCTGTTGTTTTGATTGGACCCATCCATCCGCGACCTTTTGCTGTGCCATCTTCTCGCAATCCATAGTTATTGGTGGGTTGTTTACCGAGAGGCATCTTAGTATTTTCCCTTCCGATTAGATGGACTAGACTGAGTAGATCCTCCTGGGCCAGCCCATAAATTTTTACAAGCCCAGTACTTGGCACTTAATTTAGTTCCAGGGTTATCGCAGTTATGGCGGGCCCGGAAGGATTTGCGTGCGGCGGCCGAGTAGTTATGGCCGTATCCTTTGGCCCCAAAATGTACAAGCCTTTCTTTCCCGCCCTCACAAGCTTTAACCATCCGTTTCTTCCCCGGACGTGTGCTTGGCCGAGGCTTGTTGCAAGGCATGCTAGATTTTCCGAGTGGCATTTCTTTAATCTATCAGGGGATCATTACCTTCTCAAGCCCCTCCTTGCGAAGGACGTATTGAAGAGCTGCCCGCTTGATAGCGTTGACTTTTGTCTTGGAAAGAATGTAGTCAAATTCCGCATTATCTTGGGCCTGCTCGAAGGCTGGGATGAATTTCTCAAGCTCTGCCTGGATTGCGGGGCCGGCGGTCTTGACCCAATCATACTTTTCGTCAAAGGTCAGGTCACGGCTAAGAGCAAGAATCTCATAAGGAGACTTGTCGATCGGCATACCGCGAGCGGCTTGAATCAGCAGTTCTTGTTGGGCAATTGCTTTCAGGTCTCCAGCGTTCCAAGTGATCACCCTTCCGTGCTTGGCGAAGATTGTGATGAGCTTATCGTGGACAGCCTGGCTGGTCGGATCATCCGATGTGTCGTAAGCATCCGTGCTTACCCCGGTGGATACGAAACGTCGAACGATAGGCATGTTGTTGACGATCTGGCTGGATACTTGTCCGCCGAGATGGTCGAGATCCGGTTCGCCAAACTTGGCCACAATAGGGAAGGACGAGGCAAGGCTTGAGAGAAAGCCGTCTTTTCGCATACGACTTCTCGGCGTTCCAGTAAGACCATCGAACAATGATTCTACGTCTCTAAAAGTGGGGTAGTATGGGATGACAAATCCGGCCGCGATACCACTGAGAGTCGATCCAAATTCTTTAAGGAGACTATCTGCGCCAGCTCCGGGGGCCGGCGAGATCAGGCGCATAATCCCTCGCATACCCTGCAAGGCGGTTAGGTCTACAAACCCGATGGTCGTAGCTAGACTCGCCGTTGCCAGCGAGAGACCGATGGCATCCACCGACGATTTGTCACCATAACGAACGGCTTCTGAAAAAGTAGCCGTCGGCAACAAGACTCCGGTGAGTCCCGGAGGAAGAGCTTCCCATCCGATATAGATTGGGCCGTCCCAAAGCTTGACTCCGAACGGGGCGAAAGGCTCACCGATCTTACCAATCTGGATAGAGCGTGTCTTGCCCCCGGCCTGGAACCAAGCCTTACGAGCTTGAGGGTCTTTCGGACCTTTGTAATGTACAAAGAACCAAGGATTCTCTTCATCATCATGGAGTGCTTGAGCAACCAAAGAACCAAGGATTCCGGTCAAATACCACCCAGTAAGCATCTTACCTTTTAGGAGATCGTATTCGTAAGTATTCGGCAAAGGTGGTGGGCGGTAGTAACGTGGGGCGGATTGTGCTAACAGACGACCAACTCCGTAATGCATCCGCAGATTCGAGGTGATCGGAATATAATTCAGGGCTTCATTTACGAGATTTGAGGATGTACGAAGGAACTTGAACACTGCCTTTGGCGCCCAGTTTGTATTTGCAAAAGCATCAATTGATCCCGCAACAAGTCCAATCACGCCGTAAAAGTCATCTTGATAGGTTGCACGTAAAGACCTTGTCTTAGCGGCTTGTTCAATCTGTTTAGTAATCTCATTAACTGGCCTATTCTGGTCGAGGATTTCATCGATTCTTAGAAGCCTCTGTTCTGGGGTCAATCCAAAAGTGGCCGTATCAATATCGGCCAAGCGAGTCGCACGTTCGATGGAGTCCTTGGTACGGTTGAGGATATTATTGATCTCTGCGTCAAACTCTGCCTCGGGCATCAAGGGATTACGTTTCGCCAGGATGTAGCCAGCCTCGATAACTTCGGCCATTTTCTTAACGCCGAACTTATTGAACGCGTCACCCGTTGCCATCAAGCGGGAAGAAAGAATGTACGGTCCAAGGAAGGAGTTGTAAGGCCAGGCGGGGATATCGCCGATTTTACCAAGTTTTCCGAAATACTTTCCAATGAAAGGAATTTCTTTCAGGAGAAGTGGCTGGGCGATATACTGAGTCGGGACAATCTTAGCCAAGGCTTTTCCAGTTGCAGTCGTCGGTTCCCATCCAGCCTGAAGGTTGATTTTAATCTCATTCTCGTTTGTGGTGACGAACTCTCCGACTGGTTTAGCAATGAAGCTGGGGATAAGGCCGGAGAGGAAGTCTGTAATGGGTTGGGCGAAAGCTGGAACTTTTGGCTTGGTGACAATTAGGGTTGCGGGATTGACGCCACGTTTGCCAGCCCGTCCAGCCTCGGCTTCACGGAGCATAGCTTCGAACACATTGACTCCACCCATTTCTTTGAGAACAACGGAGTCAGTTGGGAACTTTCCGTACTTCCAAATTTCCATTGCGTACTTTCTGGCCATGCCCTTGTTTTCGATATCCTTGCCCCACCAAGAATCCCTCAAAGCTTGACGCCCCAGCTTAATGGCGCGAGCTTGAAGTTTCTGTTCCGGCCCCCCAAATCTCGACTTCAAGCTGGCATTGATACCGGAGATCCATCCGTCAAGTAGAACTCCTTCAGTAGATGAAATTGCATTTACGGCCAACGTGCCAAGACCTTGTAGATAATTTGCGGTCTGGTAGGAAACGGCTAGTTCACCAAAAGAGATCGGGGCAATGAGCTTGATGTACTCGTAGATTTCCTCGACCTTCTCGTTGAGCAAGTGACCCTTGGGATACTTGGATAGATCATTGACCATCTGTTCGATCTTGGCTCGCTCTTCCGGTCCGATTTCAGGAAGCCCAAGCTTTTCGTGAATCTGCGAATAGATTTCCTGGTCGCGGAGGATTCCAAGGTTTACGGCTTCGACAAGCTTGTCGATAGCCGAGCGGATCTTCTTGGTCTTCTTCTCTCCCTTTTGGGCTAGACGAACTCTGAGTTTCTCCAAAGCATCCCGGCGCTTTTCGGCGATCATATCCGCCAATCCTTCGCTTAAGTACTTGCTGACTTCCGCTTGATTTGCTGGAGAAAGATCGGTGCCTTCGAGTAAGGAAGTTTTCAGGGATTGTTCGAAAGCTGCAACGTCACCTTTGCTTTCGCGGATAAGCCGATGAATGCTCTTGTTCGGGCCGCCGATAGTTTCGAGGGTACGGATAACTCGGGCGATGTTGGAGATTGTGAAAGGACGGCCGAGGGCTTCTTCAATCAACGGCTCTAATCCTTCGAGCTCTTCTGGTGTGTAATCATTAGACAGGGTTGCGCGAACGTCATTGGTATCTTTGACAAACTGAGGATATTCAGCCAAAAGATCTTTGAGGCTCTGTGCGGCTGAAGGTCTCACCGGAGCTTGCGTTCCTTCGGGCGGCTGCAAACCACCCTTTTCCTGTGTTCTTTGAATCAGCAAACGCCTGAGTCTGTTTGCGTATTCCTTAAGGGCATCCTTCTGCTTGGGGTTCCTTACTCGTTCGGCAAACTTGACGAGAGCCTTCGCAGTGGCGTCAGCCAACGCAACTTCAGCTTTCTCTTCGCCGTCGACTTCAACGGGCGATTCGGAATCAAGTTCTTTCTCAAGCTTCTTAGCGCGACGCTTGGCCTCCCCGCGAGTCTTGGGTGGGGTTGCTACCGGAGGAGTTGCTCCTCTGGGGCGTGTGACCTTGCGGGGCTGTAATCCGGACCACTCTGCTTCCAGCTCTGCTTGCTTTTGGTCGGCAGTCAAACGAAGCTCTTCAAGCTTGGCTTTCTGTTCATCGCGGAAGGCGGTTGCGGCAACTACGTAAGCGGCATCATAATGATGATTGAATACACGAAGCACTTCCTCACGATTCTTGGCTTGAGAAAAGAATGGGCTGAGAAGAACAATGGTGCGGAGCTTTTCTTTCTGTACAATTTCGGGCGATTTATCAAACCCAACTCGGATAACCTTGAGGAGCATTTGGCTGAGTTTGTTAGCCATTTCCGGATCAAGACCGAGGCTGTCGCCTTCTCCTTCAGCGGACGTGGGGAGCGAAGCAATATTAGTTATATCTCCGAAAATGTCGTTTAGATCGTTGGCCGATTCTGCGTTGATATACTCTGCGATTTGTGAATCCAAATCAGCGATACGAAGTTTCTCGGCAACAGTCTGTTTGCGAATAGCCTCGATCTGGCTGAGAACATCTTGAGTTTCTGGCGTAGAAGCGAAAGCATTTGCGGCTACTTCGTCGGCTTCAGAGAGGGCATCAAATGTATCCTGGATGTCCTCTTTATACGGAGTAATCCTTGCCTTCGTGGCTTCTTCTAGCTGACCTTGCAACATCTTACCAAATACTTGAGGGCTTTCCGCCGCGATATCTGGGCCCATCTTCCACAAAGCAACAGCTCGTCCGGGATCGGTTCCGTAAGTTACGGAGAGTTTCTGAACGACTTCGTTGAGCGTCTCTTGAGCGTAGACATTTCCATCTGCTGCGATTCGGGTGTAGTGAGGAACGAGTAAGAATCCAACGGCGGCTCGGCCAGGAAGATCAAGCGGAATTTTATCCGACAAGAAGTTTCTTGTGGCGGCAAGAACACCAACACCCTTCGGCCCGTAAATATAAGCTTCACCAACTGCCCTCTGCTCGTCATTAGAAACTTGCCTATAGGTGAAGCTTTCCAACAACTTATCACGGATAGCCTGGCTTGGGATAAAGTTTACGATCGAGGCGAGGAGATTTACTCCTCCAGCCCTTACCCGATATTTCTCTTCCTCTTCCGTAGCGCCGGCTTCTGGATACCCGGCGAAGTCGGGAACTCTTGTAGCGAACTTGTTGAAAGTAGGATCTTCGTCTCCAAGCACATTAATAAGTCTGCGGGCATCTATTTCAGAACCCTTCTTGTAAGTAACTCCTTTGTAAGAAATGCTTCGGTTTGCGATCGTCCTGAAAACAACCATTGAGGTAGCATGTTTGGGGGATGCTCCGGTCGTATTGGCGGGGGTCAACGTGCCAATGGCAACGGTGTAAGCACCGCGAAGTTGTGGCGGAGTTTTGGGATCAGGCTGGGTTGGATCGGCGTCTTCGGGAAGAGGTTCCCCAATCGGAACAATCGCGGTTGACGGAACTGCATCATCTCCACTGGTCGATGCAAATCCTTCGGCCAACTCCATGACCTTTGCTTTCAGCTCATCGAGATAAATGATAACGTCATTCTCGCCCTGGGCTTCGGCTCCACCCTCTGTGAGCAGGGTGATTTCAAAAGGAGTTAGTGTCTTGCTGATCTCAGCGATCTTAACGGCAGCATATAATTCCCCAGCACCAATGAACGTCCCGTACATATCTGATTGTACCGGGCGACCGAGGAATTGAGTGTCTTTGCCGTCGAGAACATTATCTAGCTTGCGAACAATCTTAAGATCATTGTAGTCAAAAATATTGCTGGGCCGGTTGAAGTTCGGAGCTTCTCCACCTTCAGGGAAGGACGAGTATTTGGAGTTAGTTTGATATTTTGCAATCTGATCAATCAATGCCTGCTTATTCTCTAGCTCGCCCTTCTTTGTTTCAGAAGGATTAACGCGAACCCCTGCTTCCCCAAGCATTCTGTCTACGGTGCGGAAATCCATGGCGCCGATCTCTTCCGAAAGCTCCATGTGGGACATCTTGAGGAAAGGGCCAAAGCTCTTGGGGATCTGTATTTTCTTAATCTTTTTAGGGGCTTCAATCTTCTTGCTCTCCTGGAGACGCTTGTCATCGATCATTTTGCGAAGTTCTTTTTGTCTCTTAAGAAGAACTTTGCGATCCGGGCTTTCTTCTGCAAGCGCGCCCTCGTCCATGTCAGCAAGCAATTCCACGTTACGTTCAAACTCTGCTTCCATATCACCAGAAGGAGATTCTTGTGTTGTGGTCGGCTTCGAAGATTTGATCTGAGTTGCGATGAGTTCGTCAACCTTAATCTGGTTAAATCTCCGTATAACTTCTTCAGCATCTTTTATGTAGGAGGCGGGAAGCATTGCGCTCTTCGGCCACATGCTGAAAGCTGACTCAGCTTGATCCATCCAGGCTGCAATTTTATTCTTTGGGGTTATACCCAAAGTCCTAAGAATCTTGCTAAGTTTCTTATCTAAGATTTTGCGTTGTGCCGGGCTAATGTTCAAAGCCTGTTCAGTGATCGTTCCTCGATATTGGAGCTGTAGCAGCATCCTAGTGAGTTCAGCGCCGAGTAGAACGGGATTGGACTTGAAGGCGGCCATGGCCAGCCTCTTTTCTTTTGTAGATAGATTGTTAAAAATAGTATAAATATCTGTCACGTCTCCCTCTAAATCCATCGAGATGACGGCATTGCCTACATAATCGTAAAATAAATTTGGATCCCCAACGGCAAGACGAGTGATTGTTGTGTGCTCTCGCTCATGGGCAATAATTTCTTTTAAACCCTCTTCGTACTCCTTCGGGCTGAATTTCTTTTTATAGTTTTGGAGGATCCACGATGGATCTAGAATGATCTCATCGTATACGCTGGTCGCCCCAATGTTGTGGGCTGGGGCTCGGTTTGTGAAAGCATACTTGATGAAGTATTCTAATTTATCTCCTTTGTTTGTCTTAAAGGTGAATACTCCCTTGTCGTAAGCTTTTCCAAAAACACGTTTAAAATCTTTGTCTACCTCGTCGAGTACGGCTTTCTGCTCGGGGGTAATGTTGCTTGGTATATAGACGTCTTCTGGAGCGTCGGACTTTGCTTTGGCCTTCGGATCAATTACTGGCTCAAGAGCAACCGTTTTAATCGGGAACAATGGTTCTGCTGGGCGAGCCTGAGCCTTTCTGATCTTCTCAGTCTTTTGCTTGGCAGTCTGTGGAACTTTACGTGTCGGCTTGACGGCGGGAGCTTTGGCCTGCGCCACCACCTCTTCAACGGCTTTAACAGCTCCGAAGTCAACAAACGCCTCCTGCGTCTTTAAACTGGAGAGCAAGCTGTTCTCGGCATAACGATCGGCTCCGTGATTGGTCAAGAGGAACAGAACATCTAATTCGCTGGCCGTATTCAAACGATACCCACGCATTACAGTTTGCAAGAAGTCGCTAGCCTTTAGAGGCAGAGACAAGAAAATAAAAGTACGAGGTTTGTTACCAATCTTGTCATCCAATTCGCCACCGGTTCCAGCGCTTTCACGAGTTGCAATAACAACATCGGCCGCACCATTTTGGAAGTTTGAAGCAGCAGCAGCTTTTGCATCAATATCGTCACCAAAAATCTTTGCAATCTTGATTCCTGGTTTGTCGGCAAGAAGTGCCGCTTCGATCATAGAGGCTGTTGCCTCTGCGTAAGATCCGGTAAACGCTTTGGTCTTCTTTACGTAGTCAACCCAGATAACAGGCTTGCGCCCTTTCTTAATTTCTTTAAGAGCGGCTTTGGCGGCATCTGCCACTTTAAATCTTTCAAGAACAAACTTTTGCGATCCGAGAAGAGCTTCCCCCTTGTCTGCATCGTCGATAGTTGTATTCCCATAAGTCCCGGAGACAACCTTTAATTCTTCTCTCAACTCGTCCGTCATCTTGATCGGGGTTGCTCGGAAGTTTACATGCTTGAGCAAGAAGGCATCGGAGGCGTAGCTACCGCGTTGCGCCCATGTATTGATAACTGCCCCAAGACGACGTTTCGCTTCAATTTCGTCAACGCCAATCTGGTCATCAATAGTCTTTAGCGTGTCCCATTTCTTTTTGTTATAGGCATCAACTTGTTTTTTCTTTAGATCTGCAATTTGCTCATCGCTAAAAGTAGCCTGGGTCTTCGAAGCAATGGGTCTATATTCCTCGGCCCTTCCACCACGAACTTTCTTGAGTTCATAACCATTACGCGCAAGAAACTCGTCCAGGTTAACTTCTTCCTTACCTTCAAACAATTCACGGGCGTAGGCTCCAAGTTGCAAGACGGAATCGAGAGGAGTTCCAGTGAGCTTGACGACTCGTCCAGTCTTGATACGAGAGTTAATACGATCAGCAATTGGTCCCCATGTGGCCCCCTCTTCAAGATTCCTTACACGCTGGAATTCGTCCCAGATAATAGTCGTGTTCTCATCGGCAAGCTTTTCAATCTCTTTAAGATTCTTTGTATCGTATGTGGTGACAATGACGTTGTTGAAGTTCGCATCAATAAACGGACGATAAACTCCGCCACGAAGTTCGAGCGGGATTCCCATTTTGCCAGCATCGGCCGACAATACGTGTCGTATCTGATCTGTGATCTTAGGCGATCTAGTACTCCAGTTTGGGCGTATAACATCAGACGGAGCTACCCAGATAACTTTATTTTTTGGGGTCTTTGGTGTTGGTAGATAAAGTTTACCAATAGCCAACCCGATTCGGGTCTTTCCTCTTCCCGGTCCGACAGCCAATACTTTGGACTGCTCTGGCGTATTTTCTAAAGCCCACTGAGTGTGGACGACGTGATCTTTCTGATCATCTGTCAACAACTTTTTTTCCGTAATCTCATTCCCTAGTCTTTGCAGAACCTTTTGCGCCCGCTTCGAACCATAATCAAAACCGGCCTGTTGGGCGGTTATGTACTTCTCTTTGACTAGCTCTCGTATTGGCTTGCCAGGAATCGGTTCATCTGTTCCTTGCGCGAGCTCTCTGCCATTAGGTTTAACTTTTCCTGTAAGCTTGGTAGGGTCGCTCTCGCTTGGCTTGAGGTCTTCTCCTCGGGTAATTCTCCCAACACGTTTGCTTGTGGCTTTGTCAAGAGCAAGCTTCGCAAGTTGGCGTTTGCCAGCCTCGGTTCGAAGTTCTGCGACGGGGATTGACTTTCTTCGTTCTGATTTTCCAATGTTTGCACGGTTTACTACTCCTCTTATTTGTTGATCCAGGGAGAGGAGATTGGCCCGGTACTTATAAGCACCGTCAATTATAGCCTGTGTGTCCTTACCCTGAAGCGCGTTTATGTAATCTGCTTTTGCTTCATCTATTTTCTTTATATAAAAATCAAAAGATTCCTTGTCCATGACAGGATCTTTTTTACCGGCCGGTGTAATGGCACTGTTAAGATTGAGAAGAAGCTGATCGAGCAAAATCTGGAGAGGATCGCCGTACTTCTCATCCCCCGACAAACCAAGCTTAATTGCTTCGAGGCGATCTAGAACTGCGGAGAGCGTGTCAAGATCGGCTTTGTTGCGGGTATTCTGAAGCTTGTCGATCATCCCGCCAACTTTGGAATACTCTTCCGGTAGGAATAGCCCAGCCTGATTCATCTTCGAGAACTTGGCGAATACGGGTTTAATCTCAGCGGGCGTTAAAACAGATTTGGATTCTTTGGCGACTTCTTCGGCTGCCGGAACTTGTTCCGCTTGAGCGTACTGAGCGTTAATGATATCAAGCTTGTCCTGAACCATTTCACCGAAAGCCGACATCATCCTAGTCAATTCGGATTTAAACTTCTGTGGTGTAAGTTTCAATGACTTTGCATCCTGTCCGAGCATTCCATTAGCCGGACCCTCCGGATTAGTCTTGATATACTCAAACAAATCTTTCTCGGCCTTTGTCTTTAAAGTCTTTTCAAAGTCGGCCATGGCTGACGTGACGGCCTGCAATCCAATGTTCTGAGTAACTTCGGGAACATCTTCTTGCAGCTTCTGCACTTCAGCGATCTTCTCGGAGGGCGTGAGATCGGATTCGATAACTCCGGCTACAGCCTGAACCGGATTACCCGGCAAATCTAACGATGTCTCAGCAACAGACCCGGCTTTATATCGAGCCCGGGACATTGCCTTCTTACGAAGATCCTTTAAGTGCGAGAAGAAAATATCATCTAGATCAACCTCGGGTCCGCTTCTGCCTTCACGCAGGAACAGCAGGAACTTATCTTCCGAGGCTGCAATTGCCTTCTCAAATCCGTCGGACTTCTCTACAATCTCCCACGCCTTGTTTCCCCGAGAGTTTCTGGCGAGTTGGTTAAACCTAGTCTGGGCTGCTTTGAGCGCACCCATAACCGGAACATTGTTTTCATCAATCGCACCGATACCCTTCAAGAAATCAAGTTCCGTGGAACTCAGTTCACCTCCAATACCAAAAACAAGCGGCAAAGCATTCGGATCTTCTTCAAGGAACTTGTTCTGCTTGTCTTGGACAGACTTCCAACGTTTGTTTACAGCGCTTCCCTCAATAGCAATGGGGAGATTAAAGAACTCTTCCTTCTCGAGAGTCTTGGGGAGAACTTTGCGGGCCTGTCTTTTCGGCAAGCCCTCATCAGAAATCTCAGTCTCAACCTCAGAATCAATTTCACTAAGTTTTCTTTGAGCTCCTTTTTTGGCGATTTCATCTTGGAGCGCAATAAGGTTGGCTTGTTTAACCTTCGCCGCAGCCAAAGCCATTTCTGCTTCGGGAAGTTGAACTGTAGGAACTTCGAGTACCTTACGTTCTCCTTCAGCAATTTCTTTGTTAACTCGTTTTTCAGAAGCTTGAGCCGCGGCCATGGCGGCTGGACTAAACAATTTTTCTTGCTCAAGATTTTTCTGTGTGCGTTCTGTATCTTGAGTTACGCCAATCTTCGCCTGGATTTCTTTCAATCCCTTTTTAGTTAAACCTTTGTTCCCGTAAATTTGATCTCGGATTTGTTCTTTGGCTTCTAGTGAGAAATCGCTGTCCTCAAGATCAGCTTCCAATGCTTCGCGTTGAGAGTCGAGAGGATCATATTTTGCAAATTCACCGAAACCTTGACCCATGTCATCGCGCACACCGGTCAGAACATAAACACTTTTGTTCTTCGATTCTCTACCAGAGATGCGTCCGGCCTCCTCCAAATAATCCAACGCCTTTTTGTTTTCTGGGTTTAGGGGAATATTTACCTCTTCGAGTCCTTGAGCCTTTCCAAGTTCGAGGCCGGGAATCAATGCTCCCTGAACAAAATCTTCTACCTGAGTTCTAAACTCTGGGGTTTCAACTTCTGCGACAACGGCTGGTTGAGTTCCGGTAATCTCGCCGAGCGGCTCGGATGGAAGGATGGGTGCGGTTGCTTGCTTGCTTCTTTCGACTTGAGCCTTAAGACCGGCTGCTAACGCAGGACCGGCCGCTTTGTCAACTTCCTCTTGGGCAACCTTTGCCGTTTGGGGAAGCATGGTCTTATCAGTCGAGGCTTCAATGTTTACGGCATCGAAAAGGGCTTTGGCTTCTTCGGTATCCAGGCTATTGCGGAACACTCGGAGTTGATTGTCCCGCTGACGGAAAGTATATCGGCTGTCATTCCTAGTGTTTTTAATGCTTTCGCGAAACATTTCTGCAAGATCTTTCTTGCCGGACTCCATCACCTCATCTATTTGCGCTTGGGAGGCACGACGACCTCCGATGGCTGACACACCCAACATGCCGAGCGAAACGCCCAAGGACGAGGCCACATCTTCACCAAATCCTTCCTGCGGATTCTGCCCGGCCATGATACGATCGATCTGATTGGAAATCGTTTCACCGATGGTAGAGCCGGCTACGAAAGCCGCGTTCTTGTAAACTGGTGCGAGTTTGGGTACAGATCCAGAAAGAGCCGTCGCCGCTAGCTTCGATCCCATAGCTTTCGTAACAAAGGTTGCTTCTACCATTTCACCAGCGCCCTCAGAAAGACCAAGGCCGGCGATCTTCTCAAACGAGTTTAAAAGGTTTTGCTCCCAGCTCAGAGGTCTTACTTCTTCTGCCGCTTCGCCACCACCGTAAATCGAATAAGTCCCAATGCGTGACAGACGATTGGGGACCATGAACATCTTGCCACCAACATTCATTGGGGTTCCGAGTACTCTTGTCGTTCCCGCTCCGATTCCGGCAAATCCCGCTACGCTTCCCGCTAAAGTTCCGGTCAAGGAGGGGAGGTAGTAATCCTCCATGACTGTGTTGTTAATCTGTTGGATCAACGCGCTTCGGCGCCCGACTTGATCGGGATCTTTATCGTCTTCTATAAAGATATTCTCGGTCGTTACTAATGGGAGAGCGTCTACACCTTTAGCAAAGAATACGCGCAAGGAAGACTCGGTTACTGGTTTGTCCTTATCGCTCTTTAACTGTTTTAAGTATTTTTCGGCTTCAGCCAAATTCATCCCAGTGTTGTACTGGGTAACATAGCCCTCACGTCCTTCTGACTTCACAATCATCTCTGGCTTTTGTCCAACCGGCGCAATGGACTCCCCGGCGTCTAGCTTTTGGGAATATAAATCTCCAAGCTCCAAAGCCTCGGATGCTTTGACTGGGTCTTTGATCGCGCCAATTAGGTTAGTGGAAGCGGCGGACAGGGCGGCTGCGTCGGCTTCTTCTTTATTGCGACCTACAATAAGATTAAAATAATTTGTAAGAACAGATCCCGTTCCACTTAAAAATGCTTTGGTAGCCCCGAGGACATCCCCTTCATCTACTGCTTTAGTGAGATCCTTGGCCGCCGTCATCGGGCCCGGTTCGGACAGGAAATAATCGTAAGCTTTTCCGTAACGATTCTTCAAGTCTCCGGAACGAACTGTGTTAAGGATCGAACCAAGAGCACTTACTCCGACTGGATCGTCCCGTAATTTAACAAGATTTTCTGCAAAGGGTTGATATCCAGAAGGCTCTTGGTTTAGAGCCAAAGCCTGATTCAATAAGTCATTGCTTGAAAACTCTTGAGTGGGAGCTATTTCGGGAGTCTGAGCCGGCTCTGGCTCGGCCATGATTGAATTGGCCTGGTTAAATAAATCGGAGGATGAGAAGGAATCAACTGGTGCTTGGGCGGGTGTAATAGGCTCTTCTGGGGCCGTGTCTAAGGGAATTAATTCGTCCGCCATAACCCTGTCTATTTAAGCGGAACGCGAGTGGAAGGTCAATGTTATTCCGCAACTTCTCCGGTTGGCTCTTCGGTGCCAAGAGGAGGCGTTAGGAGGTCACCTACCATGCCAGCGGGAGGAGGATTGAAGGTTCCGACAATCCTCTGACCCATACGGCTTTGAATCCTATTTCTGAGGGTATTTAGATTAATGTTGGTGGGCTTACCATTCTCGACGTATGTGGTATTTCCAGCTTTGATTTGACGATCAACCTCATTCAAGAGGGCATAGTTTTTGCGATAATCGGTGGTATCGGCCTTCGGTTGTTCGGCCGGAGTCATTGCTGAAGCCGGGGACTTTTCCGGGGTAAATTCCCGGTTGGTTTGAGTCGGAGGTGAGAATGCCCACGTATTGCCCAGCGCCATCTTCCTATTCGCCACGGGCGCAGTTGGCTCAACTTGAGGAACAACTGGCTTTCCACCCTTTTTATTTTCTCCACTAAATGCGGGAAAGGCGGCTAATGCGGCCAAAGGATCTTCCTGTTGTCTGACAACACCCACCTGTTGAAGTTTGTTTTTGTAGGCCACTATTTCTTTCTCAATCCGAGGGGAGATCAAGTTATTCCTATCTAAAACTCCGGCTGAGTAGGAGGGCGCTAAATTCGGGGCAGGCCATTTGGGTCGGACTGTTCCGTCTGCATCCGTAATTGTAAATTCAGGGTTTGAAAGCTGTGCCTCTTCAAGACTCCGCAATGCATTTGCTTCTCTGGCCAAAGTCGACGTACTTAAAATCTTATTCCTATCAAGGAAAAGGCGTCGTTTTTGAGTTGCAAAAGCCTCGGTGTCTCTTTCTGTTTCCGGTGTTCTGGCGAGCATGTCATCAAATTGATTTTGAAGAGCGGGAGATATTTCCGCTAATTTTCCATCTTTGCCATCCAAATAAAACTCATCCAGTTGCTGGGTTGCAGCGTTTTCTTCAACAACTTTTCTTGCATTGTCCAATCCAGTCAAAAGGGTGGTTACTCCATCCCTAACTCCCACGTCGGGTAGCGACATAAGGGGAAGACTCTTCTGCCTCAAAGAGGCTATAGCCTGGTCTCTTTCGTCAGGAGACATAAGGCTCAATCGGCTTTGTAACTGACTGCCCTCCTCGAAAACTTTATTCAACTCCGGAAGAGCAACTTGAACTCTCTGTGCCTGCGCTGATTTCTGCATGGCATCTGTGATATTTGCAGCCTGAGTCATGACCTGACTAAAATTGGCTATGTTGCCTGAGTTTATTGCTTGTTTATTGTACCAATTTTTCATTGCCTCTTGATCGTTATTCGCTGCATACCTTGCGAATTCAGCAAGGCTCGCGCCAGCAACTTGATCCTGCATGTATTTGTTGGCTTCTAAGTCGGCTTCTCTCTTTTCTTTCTGTTTGTCAAATTCAAACTTTCTCTCGTCTAGATCTTGTTTCGCAGCATCTTTATTGAGAGTGTAATTAGCTCTGGCCTGTTCTACCTCGGCATTGGTCTGCATCTGATTAAGTTTTGCAAAGTCGGAGGCAGCCGATTGTTGCATGGCTGCCATTTTAAGATCCGCGTCAAGAGCTTGATTTTCTCTTTGAGCAGCAAGTTGAGCATAACCGAGCCCTATTCTCGCTTGGGCTTGCTCGTTATCTTGGAAAAGCTGTTGTCTCTTTAGATAATCATTTCGTGAATCAGAAAGAATTTCACGAACCTGACTGATTAGCGACGGATCGGAATTGGGGGAGAGTGGCATATTAACCGTTATACTTTTGCCCGGTATATTTATCAAATATGTCGGTTCCTCGTACAGAGAACCTGTTCTGCCCCGACCCAAACCTCGAGTTAAGATTTTCTGCTTTATCTTGAAGATCTTTAGTTCGTTGAGCTTCCGGGGTCAGAGGTGTGTATTGAGTCCGCTGTCCGGGTTGGTAACCAACATATTTTCCTGTAGTAATATCAAACTGTCCGGGTCTGGCTTGACTCTGCCAAGCGTTCATCAGATTAGCATTTGCAATGTTTTGGTTGCTTTGTGCTTGAGTGAGCAATGTATCATATATGGCGGAAGGATTCACCATCAGATTTGCCATCGATATCGGGGCGGCCATTGCCTGCTTCTGCTGGGCAAGTCCTACGCTCCTACTGAACAAGTCGGCTCCCTGACTCACTGCGTCCATGCTTGAACGTCCGAAGTCGCGAAGTGTTAGATTCCGGCCAAGTCCGCCTCCACCTAATCCTGATCCTAAGTTCGCCCCAGCGGAGGAACGAGCTATTGATTGGGCAGTAGATTTAGATACTCTTCCAGAAAGAGCGTCCAGAGCCTGGCCACCAAGAGCCGCCATGCTGGCATCAAAAAATGGAAGATTTGACTGAAATGCTTTTTGAGTCGGTGCGTTATACCTTTCTGTTAAAGCCGCGAGCTCCTCGGGATTATTTACCTTCCCGAGCATTTTGGTATAATCTTCTAGTGGAATATCTAATTTCTTCATTTCGGGAGCTGCTCCCAAAAAGAAATCTAACGGGGCTGCTTGTTGTTGTGGCATAACGTATGCCCCTCCCCCACCCCCGCCACCGCTGGCTTTGCCGGGAGTAGAAAAACCGCTGACTTTTTCTCCTGATTCATTTACGTATCCTCCTCCTTCTAATTTTCTATATGTATGCCCACCGGTCCCTTGTATTGTTGGACCATAAGCTGCTTGAGCTGGTTTGCTAGATTGCCATCCAAATTGGTTCGTAGTAGTTGATCCAGGAATTCCAGATTGAAGACTTCCCCTTGCTGGATTCGCAGTGGGTTGGGTATAAGTTGTTCCTTCTTTAGCCTTAAAAAGTCCGGCTGTACTGCTTGGTGCTTTTGAAGCTGAAAATTTTGCTGCCATAATTATGCCATGTTTGCGATTTCACCCATCGCAAACGCCTCCATTTGAACCTGGGGTCTGCCAATGTTAGTCCCTTCGACTTCCTTAAGTTCTTCACGCAGGAGTTCGACGGCTTTTTCCTCATACTTCATGGCTTCGTCCAGGTTATTGTTTTCTTCTTTTTCGATAGCTATCGCCATCATCTTTAAAGCTCCTAGGTTGGTCACGATCAAATCGTCATCATCAGTGACCACGGGAATAAATTTGCGTTTGGCAAGTACGGTCACGGCTACACCTTCTTCTCTTTCATGACCAGGAATTGCATAGCGTCTATACTGGGGCAAAGTCTCGTCGGGCGCAAGTATGGCGATGCAATATTCAGCACCCGTGGTCGGATCGACTGCATAGACGCGAACCCAACCTTTCGTGGGGCTTTTGTTTATGGCATCGATGGATCGGAAAGCATTGACTGTGGTTCGGGGAAGTTCGGTTAAAATTATTGCGATATTCCATGTTGCAGTCCACGGGTAAGAAGTAACAGTACCAGTAGCAACTACCGTTGGGGACAGAGCAAAAGCGCCTGGCCATGTCGGATCCCCGTATGGCATCTGAGTCAAAGCCAATTTCCAGGAACCACCGATACCTGAGTCGGAATAAATATAATACAAGCTACCCGTTTTGCCGTATGCTGGCTTAGAATTTACAGTGCCAATCCATGAATAAACCCCATTGGCCACGCTGTGTGTGCCGGTAATCCCAGAAACCAAAACGCTAGAATTACCAGACCCAGCACTTAAATTCAAACGCTCGCCGTCGATGTAGACTCCGTTCTCAATTGTCTGGACTCGGTTGTTGTAGGAATCAGATCCGCGAAACAAGATGGTAGAGGTAGCGTCTTCCGCGAGATCGGTGTAGACACGGATATATCTCTGGGAGTCTAGCGGACGGAAAGAAGGAACAAATCCACGATCTTGCAATTGTCTCCAAGCCCCGGCGGGAGAAGTTCCTGGGCCGTTGGCCATGAACTCATACCACTGATTATAAACTTGAGCGGGGGCGCCACCATAATTGTACCCTAAAATGGATTCAAACTCGCGAGGCAATGTGATGCATCCACCATAAACGCAAACGGAATAACGTCCGTAAGTTCCGGCGTATAATCCTTTATTGAGCAAACGTTCCTGGGCTTCGTTGGTGCGGGCAAGCAACTGAGGACTGTCCGGGCACATCCCATTCTGGGTTACGCGGGCCAGTTGTTCTTTAACCGATCCGTAGGTGCGACGGATCATGAGTAGTGTCCTACATAAACTTTATATTTAAATCCAACAGGAGCTGTTGGGGCTGTAGGCGTCAGAAAAGAAATTTGGGTAACAGTAACTCCCGAGAAAACATTGACTTGATACGAGGTGTTAGGCTCACCCCAAGGCGATTCCGGAATAACTGTGTCCGCAATTAAAACCAAATCGCCCTGATTAAACGGAACAAACTCCAACCAATTACCGTTATTATAAAGTCGAATTGCTTTGGGGTTACCCGTGGAGGACAGCTCAAACCATATTTTGTCTTGATTACCAGATGTAGGAGCTGGCTGAGTATTACTTACTATAAATGTTTTAAACTCAAGGTTTTCCACTACGGTCATATAATTCTTGATGAGCTCCATCAAGTCTTGTATGTTTCCGGGGTAACCTATGGTTGGAGGAACAATTCCTGGTGTTAAGGTATATTGCGCCATTGCAAGATGATACTACGAATCCAGGGGTAAAGTGTCAAGTCTTAGTACTGACCTACGTAAGCCTTATACTTGAACCCCGCGGGAGGGGGAGGGGCGGAGGCCGCGACTACCGATGTTGTGGTGGATCCTGAGGCTGTGTATGTTATAACTGAATACGTTTGTCCCGGGTTGCCCCAAGGAGAAGCCACCGCAAAAGTGTTTGGTATAAGAATCAAATCTCCAACCTTAAAAGGCACAAACTCTTTCCAGTTCATGCCGGTGTACCTATAAATAGCTCTCGGACCACCAAGATTTGTCTCTTGAAACCAAATTTTATCCGAATTTAAGGAAGCCGGTATCGGATTGGTTACGCCCCTTACATAAGTTTTAAAGTTTATATTATCGTCGAAATATAAATATGTTGATAGAAAATCTATGAACCCCTGTACTGTGGCGGGATAGCTTGGGGTGGCTGGAACAGCTGTGGACTTTAGGTTAAACTCGGCCATAAACAAAGAATATAGATTTAATTCAGGGGGTCAAGGCAGCGAACCCCATAGATTTATGGGGCAAGTGGATGATGTAAGCCATTGCTTTGCTCCTGTGCATCCGCATTTTAAACACTTCCCCATACCCATTCTTGCTTTCCCATCCCAAAACTCGCAAGCATTACAAATGAGCATTCTCTCTGCATGTTGTTCGGGTGTAACTTTTTTGAACCCAGTTTTCGCTGAATCAAGCATGGCAGTTCCAAAATTCTTGGCCATTTGGAATAAAGATGGATCGAAATCGTTTATTACTTTTGGTATAATATTTTCTTCTGGTATAGGGTTTTCTTCTAGCGTAGAATTTTCTTTTTTCTTTTTATCTGGCCAAAAAGTTTCGGGGTGAGCTTCTTTAAAATATCGAGCAGATAAAACTCCCTCAATAAAAAAAAGAAATTCCTTATTTTCCATAGCACGTCTAAAAATTTCAAGTACAATTTCCTGTCTTTTTGGATAAATTTTAATGCTGTTTTCTTTTGTAAATTCGGAGTTTAAACTTGGTATAAGTTTAGGGAATAATGACTGAAAATATTCGTAATCAGTTGGTCTCAACTCTTTAAGTTCTGGTAATAGAATTAAAATATATAAGTCTAATTCGGCTAGTAGAGTTTTTGTGTTCACGTCAATATGTATACGTAAGTTTTATCTTTGGTCAACGTTAAATACAATCTGTAATTAGGCCGACGGTACGCATATGCAGCTTCCTTGAGCGTCAATTATTGGTGCTTCTCCCTGACCGCAGCAACACGAACCGCAGCAATCACCAGTTCCAGTCTCTGACGGACAACATGCGCAAGGTGGATCTTCAAAATCGCATACTCCACAATCTACCCCCGTACACTGACAACAGTCAAATGGACACTCGCTACCCGGAAAAGGTGGAACTGGAGTACTTTTTTTAGAGTCGCATAATTTTTCTGTTTGACCGCAGTCAACATAGTCATGTTCGGAGCATGGAAGGCAATAACAATGAGTACAACTTTCAGGAGGGCAACCACTGCATGTAACTGTTGCCGGTTCTGAACCGTCGAATCCTAATGCCGCGCAATCTGTTCCAAGAGCATATTCTCCACCTGATTCACATGAACATGTAGATATGCACTGATAGCATCCGTGAGAATCATTTGGATTTGGACATGCGAAGGCAAAAGTACATTCCTCACAACCTCGTAAACAATCTCCCTTACAAGTTGGGATATTGTACGCTCCATACTCATTGCAATTGCAAGGTTCCCCTGGTTCAGGAGGTTCATCAGGCCCCTTTTTACAATCCCCGCAATGTGGAACATCCGAACATAAACAACAAGCTCCTGAGGATCCTAAAATTACATTAATATTGTTTCCCATAACTAGGTTACCGACGCTAGAACATATATAGTGCTTTCTATCCCATTAGCACAATAAGTTACTGGGGTTCGACAATAGGATATTCCGTTAGAAACTACGCACTCCGGATCTGCTGGGGTCGCGTCTGGATTAGGCAGAGCCAGACCTTGAGCTGGTGTTGCAAAGGCTTCTGAAAAAAAAGCTGAATCATTGGGGTTTGGACCAAGCGAAAAAGCGCCTGGTAGTTCTAGTCTCAGCACGGCTCCGGCTCCTCCCGAACTTAAAATTACGGGGTCAAAACCTGCGGATTGGTCGATAACCTCGAGAGCCATACGATTAACACTCGCCTAGATCGCTAATATCTTTCTTGGTACCATGAAGACGAAACAGACTCAACCTTGCTTGTCCCGTCCATTCAAGTTTGGGTTGAAACATGTAGCCAAATCTGGCTAATCTTCCAGACACAGTAACACAATTCTCTGGGGGTTTGATTGTTCTTACATTTAAATATGCCGGTCTTAAATTCTGAGGTATTGTAGTTTCCAACGGAACTGAATTTCCAGTAATAACTTCAGTTGATCCAGTTTGAACTTGGAAAAATGTCGGAAAATAATCTGGACGGAAGGAGAACGTCCAAGAGAAAATAGGAGATTGTTGGGTTTCTGATGGGGATACATTAGGGCCGAAAATATCGGAAAAACCAATATCAGCTCTAACTAACTCTTTAACTTGTTCTGGGCTATCGAATGACATTCTCCGAAGTTCAATGCCACTTGTAATCGGAATTTTTGTATTTGATGAATCGGTGTCGCACACATCGTCTGTCGTGACTTCATACAACGCATTGTGTCCATCCGTACCACAGCATAAGGCGAAGCAGCGTTCCCTGGTTCGGAACGAGCCGACTATAAGTCTTGATATCTGAAGTCCGGTCCACTCCCCGTCATAAGCCGCAGGAAGCGCCTCCCCCCGAATAGATCCGGGAGCAAGGTCGGCGCTTATCAAAGATCGATGGACTACGTTAAATCCGCCGGAATAATTTGAGTTTACTGGCTGAATAATGGGGGCGGCGCATAACAAATATCTGCTATCAAAGAATACTGCATCTGAGTTTTGAATCCATCGATCTGTATCAAAATCTAATACTCGGGCGGCTTCCGCGCTGTCTGTCAGAACAACAGCAGAACTTATTTTTTCTTGCATAGTTTTCCTGAAAGCCATTATGCCTGCCCTAGATCGGAAGTACAAATCGTTTGCGGTTCCGGCTAAACTTTCATGAGAAACTTCTCCGACCCCGTCAAAAACAAATCTTTGCATGCCGACTGTATCCTGCCATAGCTCGCGATTATAGATATAAGACCGAACGGCGTTTACGGATTTCTTTGTGAAAACAACTAGATCTCCCTCTCCGGAAGTAGTGTCTGGACCTGGAACAATCCCGAGGGCGGTAATAGTGTCGTCAAAACCAAATGCGCCTCCTCCAGTAAGATATAATATCTCAGAAAAACGAAGCTGGGCATCTATAGAACTGTTTACCAAATCGCCGGCATATAATTCATTATTTCTAGCAATCCACAATCTTCCGTTCCCATAGACCATTGGTCCACCGACGGGAATTCCAATATTTTGTTGTAGGGGGCCGGGAGTAAAAAAAGAAAACTCGGCAAAAGCTGTTACTTGAGTTGGCTTACTTACGGTTATGGCGGTAGCTGAGTCTACGGATACAATTCGAGTTTGACTTAAAACTCCTCTTGGGGCTTGCACTAGCATTCCAGGGGACAAACCTGAGGTACTCTCAAGCGTAAGCCGAGAAGTATTAAGGGCCATAGAACCAACAACTTTTACTGTTGAGGGAACATCTTCTAGAATTCCCACCGATCTGTAAGAATTTCTTCCAGTATAAACTATAGCGGGAGACTGGCCATCTTGAACTACGAGATACCCTCCGGCATTAACCAAGTAAGCGACTGGGAGAGAAGGATTGTTTCCTCCGGAAACGGGGGTCACATCCAGAGAAACGGGGGACCCCTCCATGGGATCTATTGTGTAGAGTCTGCCAGAGACGCAAAAAGCTATAGTTTCTCCGGAACGTGAAGGATAATATAAAGCTCCTTGAATTTTACCGCCCGGCAAAGAAGTTATAAATCTAAATCCAGGTCGTGATCTTGGGTAGCCACCACGAATTTGAACATTTGTTCCCCATGAAAATTGATTGTCTTCTATGATTGCCGGATCTATACTTGAATTGGCGCCACCAATAAAAGATTCGGCTCCCTCAACTATTCTATTTTGATCACGAATCACACAATCGCGCTCGTGTTAAATACGACGGCCCTCAAGGTTGATCCGGAAGCAAGGGTATAAGGAGTAGCGCTAAAATTTCTGAAATATACGTTAACCGTATTGGCTGCGGTAACATATGCACTGGTAATAACGTCAGTATAAAAACCAGCGCCACTTGGAGTTGGTACGGAAACAAGTACATAATTTCCAACAACAGCACCTGTGACCGTGATGGTTCGAGAAGTCACCGATGATACGGCAATAGTGAAAGTAGAACTAAACACAGACTCTCCATAATAAATTCCGGTGATTCCGTTGCTGACCGATCCGTCTGGTGTCACCACCAAACCTTTTGAGTTGATGATCCCATTTACAGTTAAATTTGTGCCGGATGCGGGAACGCCAACTGCGGAAGGTGAAGGAGTTCCGACGCCAACAGCTGAGTCGGTTGCACATAAGCGAGTTTCAGAACTAACGCCTAGAACCGTAAAGACGGTTCCAGAGTCTGCGATAGGATTCACATTCAATGTTTGTATTCTTGCCGCGCCTAAAACATCAAGTAATGCACCAGGTGCATTTGTGTTGATCCCGACCCGATTAGCTACTGGGTCAGTATACAGCAAGTTGGGAGAAGATTGTCCCTCAACTCTAAAAATTGAAGTACTACTTGCTGAATCATTTACCGTTACAGAACCCTGTAGATCGGCATTCCCCGTAGACTTGATATCTCCTTCCACATGAAGTTTTACGGAAGGCGTATTAGTGCCTATCCCGACGGAGTCCGCGCTTGCATCCACAAATAAAAGATCATTATCGGTTGTTCCCGATACGTGTGTATCAACATCGGCCAATGCTTCATTGATTCGGACGGCACCGTCAAGAGCGGTGGGCCCCGCCACGCTAAGAGAATTAAAATTAGCGACTGCTAGAATATTTCCGGACGGAGTCACTTTTCTTCCGGATGGAACAGTTCCACCTAAAGCAATTCCGTCTGTAATTAGCAAGTTCACCACTACCTGTGTCGATCCGGCCAGTGAGGTTACTTGATAATAACCGGCTGCTTGAATATAAATAATCTGGCTTAAAGCTATCCATGCATTATTGGCTACTGTTAGAGTGGCCGTATACGGGCTTGTCGGGTAAGCCGCGGCTGGCTGAACAAAACTGGCTGTGAGGGTAGTGAAAGCGTTGATGCCATTAGTCCCGTTCGTTCCATTAATGCCGGCAAGACCCTGAGGTCCTTGAGGCCCAGCTTCCCCAACAACAAGTGTATTACAATCGCAGCTCATTTAGTTCTCCTTTATTCGTTGTAGTACGGAATTTGATAGTTGGTCGTGCCAATACGAATTCTAATATAGCCCACCGGATTAGCAGTTAATGCGGTGGCGGCTCCGTTTGCACCAGTAAGAGTTGTTTTAGTGGCAAGAGTGGAGGCAAAGGCAATTTGCCCATCGACTGTTGCGATAGCTCCAGATCCAATCGCAATAGAATTAGCCCTCGTTCCTGCGTCGACGTCGGCTCCAGACCCAATACATATATTACTTGAACCCGTGGTAATTGAATCCCCAGCTTGATATCCTAAAGCAACATTGCTGGCTCCAGTTGTGTTTAAGTCGAGGGCTTCAAATCCAATAGCTGTGTTGTTGCCTCCAGTTGTGTTTGCTGTGAGGGCGTTGACTCCAATACCTGTGTTGTTGGTTCCAGTTGTTAACCCACGAAGAGAGAAATATCCGACGCCAGTATTATCTGACCCATTTCCGCCAATAGATTGGTACCCAATAGCGGTATTTCTACTTCCGGTAGTGTTTGAGGTACCGGTTCCAAATCCGAGGGCGGTATTAGAATCTCCTGTCGAGTTATTTAGAAATGCGCCAGCCCCGACAACAGTATTTTGAAAACCTGTTGTATTAGCTCTCAGCACGTTTTCTCCAACAGCAGTATTTTGAAAACCTGTATTAAGGCGAAGAGCCCAATATCCAACAGCAGTATTGCTGTTTGCGGTTGTATTTGAGTAAAGTGTTTGATAACCAATAGCTGTGTTGAAGCCCCCACTTGTGTTAGTTCGAAGGGCCTCAGACCCAATAGCTGTATTCGAAATTCCAGATGTGTTACTTCTAAGCGCACTCGCCCCTAACGCCGAATTACCTGACGGCGTAATATTGGATTGAAGCGCATTTGCCCCCACCGCCGTGTTGTTGGCTCCCTCAGTGTTTGCGTTGAGGGCGTCTCGTCCGGTGGCTGTGTTATCGCTTCCAGTTGTGTTTGCGTTGAGGGCTTGGTAACCAGTGGCTGTATTATTGCTTGCAGTTGTGTTTGAAGAGAGGGCGCTCCTCCCGACCGCCGTATTGCTACTCCCCGTGGTGTTATTTCGAAGGGCAAAATAACCACTAGCTGTGTTGTTGCCTCCGGTTGTATTTAAGTATAGCGCAGAACTACCACTAGCGGTATTGCCGTCTCCAGTTGTGTTTGCTTGGAGGGCGCTTGCTCCGGTGGCTGTATTATTGCTTGCAGTTGTGTTTGCGTTGAGGGCGCTTGCTCCGGCAGCTGTGTTTTGAATTCCAGTTGTGTTTGCTTGGAGGGCGTTTATTCCGCTAGCTGTGTTGTTGTTTCCAGTTGTGTTTAGTTGAAGGGAGTTATACCCAGAAGCTGTGTTGTTGAACCCAGTTGTGTTAAGCGAAAGGGACTGATACCCATGAGCTGAATTAGCGCCCCCTGTTGTATTGCCTCGAAGGGCGAAATATCCAGTAGCTGTGTTGTTGCTTCCAGTTGTGTTTAAGGAAAGGGCGTATGAACCGGAAGCGGTGTTGTTGTTTGCGGTTGTGTTTGAACCAAGAGCGGCTACTCCCAAAGCGGTGTTTGCGGTTCCGGTTGAGTTGAATAAGAGGGCGCCTGCACCGGTGGCCGTGTTGCCTCCTCCGGTTGTGTTGTTACGAAGGGCTTCGTGACCAGTAGCGGTGTTGTTGTTTCCAGTTAGATTGTCGCGAAGGGCTATATACCCACTAGCTGTGTTGTTGCCTCCAGTTGTATTTGCTTGAAGGGCGCCCGCACCGGTGGCTGTGTTGAAGGCCCCAGTTGTGTTTGCTGCGAGAGCGCCCGACCCAGCAGCTACATTTCCTAAAGCAGCACTTGTTGCGGGAGAAGGTCTCAGGAGACGATCATCAATTGCCGTTACAAGCTGTGCCGGTGGGGGAGTAGTATTAGCCCCGGCTGTTCCGCAATCGCAATCTCGGGCGTAGTTATCGGGATTAGGAAAACTCATCGCAGTGATTATGCCTGTCTATAATTATGAGTCAAGCAATCCCTACTTGAGAGCTGACCAGTTATCGCGCCATTTGCAGTTGGGCTCCATATAAATGGATTTTGTGCGGGGAAGTTTTTCCCTTGGTATAATAAACATAGCGTCCAGAGTTGTATGTAAAAAGATAAAGGCGTCGCAATCTCCCTTGGTGTATAGCCTTTTCTCCATATGGCCAAAACCGGGTCCCCGGATGGCAAAAAACTTTAATTTTCTCCTCTGGCAGTCATCGCTTCCACCCGTGGTTTTAACTTGGACGCGTACCAGCTTGCCTTTCCAATCTGTAACCAAGTCATACCCATCGTCATAGATGGGTAGGCTTACAAGAAAGCCTTGTTCCATCAACTTGGTGGAAACCTTCTGTACACCTATTGCTCCTAGTCTAATATTATTACTCATAACCAGCTCCTTGCGAGTATTGTACCAAGGGGTCGACGCTTGCGATAGACCCCATCCCCGTCTCGGCTACCATCGTCGTTTGTATTACCCTCTATCGTTACAGCCCATTTTCCTTCTACTTTTTCGATGATACCCGTATGAGCCACGCGCTTAAGACTTTGAAAATAAATCCCAAAGGCATCGGCTCGATCTGGCTTCTTTCCGCGACCTCTGTCCCATGTAGGACTTTTAACGAAATCTGGGCTCCAAGCAGATCTCGGGAACGGGTTCTCTTTCTTGCCGAACGCTTCATCACCTATGTATACCACCCAAGCCGCGCACCAGGGAGCCCTTGTTCCTTCTAGTCCTACTGAGGCTAGGATCTTGTCCACCAAGGGCCCGGAGTTTCTGCCGACCTCTCGCCATCCAATGGTTCCCCGAGCCACTTCAATAAGTCGCGATAGTCTTTCTCCTCGCGTCGGTACGATTCCTTCAGCAACTGCTTCTCGGGTACCCAGCAAAGATATAAACGCCAGAGCCAACGCATAGATTATCCGCATAACAGGGCAAAAGCTATGACGAGGCCAATGAACACAGCGATTAATATAGTCGCTCGTGTCTGCCCATCTAACTCCTGCCAGTCGTCCTCCAAAGCATTGTTATCCATGTACCTATCCAAAAATTTAAACTCAATATTGATTATTAGCCAGGCTAATGTCACTGCAAAGAGTAGCTTAACACCCGCGAACAGAACGACATGAAGGGCTCCGAGGTCAACAACCCCGGCTCCAGGGTCAAGAACTCGGAGGATCGGGCCTAGGGCCAAGAATAGAGTAAGTCCGCACAGCAAAGCGCCCAGTCCCTGGACGTTATCCTTTAGCCACTTTTTCACTTAAAAGAGTTTAAGAATAGGAAACAGATTACGCAAGGCCAAAAATGCGGGTAGTAAGAGCATCCCGCCAATTCCAATCAAACGCCATTTCCACAACATACCAACGGCTTTGCTATACTTGGCCTCAAGATATTCAAGCCTCTCGGCCATTTCCGAACGTTCTTTGAAGTTCTTATCGACCTGAGACTGAAGCTTTAAAATCTGATCCTTGGTGTTGTCCAGCTCATCCGCTACTGGTTTACAGGCAGGGATAGAACGAGCTATGGCTTGAGCTTTTAAGACTGAATCAGTCGTGGCCTGAAGGGTCAAAGAGCCGGACGAACTATACTTCGTCGAAGCGCAGGACGTTAAAGTTAAGAGAACAAGAAGCAAAAGGAAAGGCATTAGGGTAAAATGCTCGCAAGTGTGGTCATCAAGGTGGTTACTCTGGAATCAAGCGAAGAAAGGGTAAGGCTTTTTCCGATTGAGTAGAAAGACATTCTGGCGCTAGTAAATGCCGCTCCAACACCAGTTGCAAAAACGCCCATTAATTCATTGGATACTGCTCCAGAAGATACCGCAACTGTGGCATCTGAAATGCCACTAGCGGTAGTAAATCTTCTGCTAAAATTAGCCGAGTTATTTCTTGTGTTTCCTTGAAATCCAATCGGTGCAATCGTAAGTGTGGAAGAAGTTGAATTTCTGTTTTGCGTGGAAATTTGTGTAGCTGTTCCGTGACGAAGTGTAAGCCTGCTACCAATACCACTATTTGTTCCAACAAGAATTCCAATACTATCTGTCTGACTTGCTGAAACATAACAAGAAATATGCGAGTCGTTTTGAGGAAAATTTGTTGTATCGTTATTATTGTAGCCAGTAGCAAGGTATTTGTCTGTATCGTTACCAAGTAATCCAAGCTTTCTGCTGTAATCTCCACTTACAAAGTTATTGTTTGTTGGAGCATTCCCTTTCAATGGAACAATAGCACCGGCCACGGTTCTAGCCCCAGCCATAATGCAAGAAGTGACGATAGAGTTCCAAAGTCCGTCGGACTTAAGGCCTGCAACAAATGTATTGATTGCTGTCTTTACGCCGGATTCCAAAGCTTGGCCGTCAGCAGCTTCTACCGCGGCTATATAAGCACGAGCGTCTGAATCAAAGCCTGTTATTTTAGTCTGCGGTAACGATAAGCCTAGGCCGAGTTTCGGCATGGCAGTTTATCCTGCCTTGTAGGCGATTACTTTTCCAGAGGTTAAGTCGTAGCTAGTAAACGGTCCGTAAATAATTGTGCCGGCAGTAAGGGTCACACCTACTAGACCTCCGACTGTAGAATTTAGAGCAGTCAAGGCTGAGAAAATAGTATCCGCAATAATTTGAATAGCTGCAAAATTACCCTCAACTAAAGTCGTGTCATCTGTGTAAATAAATCCACGCTGGCCAAGCGATACAAGCGCGGCGTCAGTTTCTTGAGTTACGCTGGGAGCTAAATTTTCGCTAAGAAAGTCTGGCATAAAGTTCTCCTATTTAAAGGCTATAAGTAGTTTGCAACCTACTCAGTTTCATTTGGAAAGTTTCACCACCCGTATCTTTTTGGAGATAGACAGAGATATAAAAAGTCTGACTAGTGTCAATCGCTAGTTCTTCAAACGCAAACCCAGAAAAAGTACTTCCTGTGCCACCAGAGGCAGAAGGTTGAATAATTTGAGAATTTTCTGCGCCTCGATTAAACATCAAGAAACCTCTCATTCCGACAACAGCGGTTGCGGATTGCGCCCCAATGTTAAAGTTAACAAAACGGGTACCAGATGTTCCGTTGTTAGTGTTAGAAATATAAGCTCTAATTCTTTTGGGATTTGCAGAAGCGGTACAATTTGCCCAAAAATTACCCTCAAGCGCCCCCTGCGGGCCTAAAGCCCCGCCGGGGATAGTATATACAATTTGAAGAACATCAGCAGTCGTATTACCAGTTGCTGGAAAGGTAAAATCTTGAAAAATCAAAGGTTTTTGAGCAGCATTAATATCTGCTGGTTTTAAATTATTTAAAATCTGAGTGCTAAAAATAGAAGTAACTTGAGCGGCTAAAACGCGGTCAGTAGTTGCTACGGCAGAGGCAAAAAAAGGGTTGCGAATTGAATCCATAAAGTTCTCTTATTGTGTAGTCTTATTTTTAATTGTCAACTATGTTTGCCAAAAATCTTTGACCAAAAGAATTCGGCAAATGTGGAAATCATGAATGTCGTGACTGCCACGACTCCATACCCCATGTGAATATGCTTCTCTACCTTACCAATTCGCTGATCGTGTTTATCGCGGTCTTCGAGCAAGGAATCGAGCTTCTCGTCCATGCGGGCGGTACGCTCAAGAAGGGTAATTAGATGGTCATTTTCCATGACTAAATATCCTATCGAGGGTGGGGTATAACCGTGATTTCATCTTATTGGCAGTATAGCTCTCAACACCTAGCAAAGGCAAGAATAGTTCAAAACACATCTCGAACGACTCCCGCTCATAACAGGCTTTTGGCCTGGCAGGTTTCTTACCGGCGTCAAGATCCTGGAGATCGTTCCAGGCTTGCTTGACAACCGCCAAGATGAGCTTGTCCACGGCTTTACGCCATTTCGTTCGACGACATTCCTTTTTCAACGGCTTGAACCATACCCATTTCCTCTTCGGGCATTTCGGTTTCAGTTTCCTCTTCCTCGACTTCTTTGCCGGGAGAAACTGCTACACCTTCAACTGAAGAGAGATACATGGTTGGTCCTTTGAAATAGCCGCTGGCCATGAAGTCGAATGCGTCGCCTTCAGCAACACCTTCCGGAGGTGTAAAGCCTTTGGGTACGGGAAATGAGATATTGTCCATAAGAGTTTTCTTTCTTGAAAGGGTATGATCCCCCGGGGGATAAACCCCGGGGGACCAATTGATTGTTAAGCGTTCAGATTTTGCAGCAGGGTCAAAATAGTGTTCAGCTTTGTTGCCAAAGTCTGAAAATTATTATTGATCGTTGTCTGCGTTGGAGTAGCGGTAACATCAACAAGTGTCGATGTTCCGCTAGCCGTTCCGGAAGCAGCCGTCAGTTTGCTGAGCGTGGGGGCATCTCCACCCGAACCAGCCACAACGGTTGCTACGGTACTTCCTGAAGTGCCCCATTCGGGTCCGTTATTCAACACACCACGAACTTGGGCCGCCAAGACATTGTCTTGGGAACGCGTTTGAAGGGGAAAGCTCATTTAGAGTTCTCCTTTCTTCAATTAGCTAACATAGTCAAGGCTGATGGTAGGACGTGTGTGCATTACGACGTAGCCGTACTGCGGGAACACGGGCCGAGCACCACTCGCACAAACTCCGCGAAAATATCCGACATTACCGTCCGGATTATTTTGGCGATCCAAGATGTTAACCCATTTGAACTCACCACGGTAGTTCTGAGGATTGAATGCCATCTTGTTGTTAGTGCTGATGGGAGACGGAACCACAGAGCGGAATACATCTTGATGGAAGATGTAGCTGATCTCGTAGGACGCGGTCTCGTAGGCAGGGTTGATGTTGTACGCCGTACCCTTGGTCGTGGTTTCCTTACGGAAAGGATACACACGGAACAAGTAGGCAGGGCTCGTACCAGCCACGGCAAAGCGCGGAGGATACGGATCGATGGAGTGGTAGAAACCACCGTAAGAACGCTCAATACCGAGAGGCGTGAGCAATTCATTCGGCTTGGCATACCGGTAATCCTGGCGAATGTCGGCATTCAACCGGATCAGGTTTTCGCTGGTTTCGGCACCGCAGATCAACATGAACACCGGAGCGCCGTTTTCACGGCCCATGGCGTTAGTTCCCGCGCCGTCGCGGATAAGTTTCATGTAGAGCCGCTTGAGGATGCCCTGGGTCAACTGACTCTGAGGGAGCGCAGTGGATGTGAGGGTACCGCCACCTACTGCCGACACTGAGCCATTCACAACAGCGTTATAAACGGCTTTAGCGTCACCAGTGGTTGTAGTGCTAGCGGTTGGGTTATTGATGGCACCAACGCCGGGATAAACGAGGTTATTTCCCTCGATGACCACCGAGCGGGTGTATAGATTCCGGTAGCGATCTTGCCAAACCAAGGAGGTCGACTCAGTGAGGACATCCATGATGTTGGAGAGCTGCTCTTTACGTTTAACGGCAAAGCGCAAATCTTCCAAGGAGATATCGGGGGAATCAACCGAGGCCCATTCCAGCGAATACTGACGGAGCTTTTGTCCGAAAGTAACGCCAGTAAGAGCTACGGGCAACGCATTACCAGAGGAAGAAGCCGAATCAACCGGATCTCCAAATGATGCGAGAGTGCTGGTAACCTGGGTATAAGGATTGAAGCCCTGATAGTCCTGGGTAACCTGATTTGAACCGAGTGTTCGCCATCCCTGTCCTGCATCTTGTCTGATATCGTTTACTGAATAGCCAATTGCGGTATCACCAGCAGTGGCCAAAGCACGGGAGGGGTAGAAACGTTCGAAAGTGACCGAGCTGATCACATCGCCCATTTCCTCGGGGAACTGTTCCTGCTTGGTCAGTTTGAGCCAAGCAGAGGTATCGATCGTCCGGCGATAAATCTCCGGTCCGATACGACCCGCTTCTTTAACCAGCAACTGCTGGATATTGTAAGTCGTAGACATAGTAGTTATTTTCCTTTCAACCTTCCCCTTACTCGCGCAAAGGGTAGGTTATGATTTGTGATAAGTATGCCAGCCCCTATCGAGGCTATCCATTCTCATCACGACTCAAAACTTTTCCCTGGCGGCATCCCAGAGCTTTTAATGCCCGAATTCTGCTAGACCGTCTCAATCTTTATAGGTCTTGTTCGGCAAGGATCTCAATCTTTATACCTGTACCGAACTAGTTAAAAGTATCAACCGGGTGGAACGTGTCAATACCTTTTGCAATTTTATTTCAGTCCTCGCTCTAAAGCGTCTAGAAAGCCCAAGTCAGCGGGAATTTCTACCCCTCCGCCTTTAGCTCCACCAGAAGAAGGAACTGAAGATCTGAGCTCTTTTGTAAGTTTTTCCAGCTCAGAAATGCGTTCTTGGGCTTTGGATACGTAGTCCTGAAATACGTTCATAACCATAGGCATTGCGGCGGCATTAAATGTCAGCCTTGCTTTAGACCTGGCATCAAGTTCAGTATTTTCAATACTCATGGCTTGCTGCTGAATATTCTGTAAAGTACTATTCCAAGCTTCATTTCCTTCGATCGGCCTCAGTAGCGGGTTCTCTTTCTGTATATTATTCCACTCAGATTCATAAGCCGTTTTAATTTCGGACTCCATTCGCTGCGTATAGGCTTCCTGTTCTTTCTGCTCTTCAGCTTGAATCATCTGCAATACGGTGTTTACGTCCTTCGTAAGGACATCACGACGCTCAAATACCTTTTGGAGTTCTTCCGCTCGATTGCGGATAGCAAGCGAATCAACAGGGTCAAGGGCGCTGGTAGCTTCTTTCAACAAAGCCCTGCGTTTGGCGGTATCTGGTTCCACCATTGCCGCGTAGATATTCCGGGGATCAACTCCTTCGTAAAGTTTGCTGATCTCAGAAACTTCTTTCTGGATATTATTTAGGGGCTCAGTGACAGCTAATTTATATTCTTTGGTAGACTCTAGTCTGGAGAATTTCAACTCATTCTCATACTCATCGCGCTCTTGCTTGAGCGCATTCAACTGGTTCTGCAAATCAATCTGCTCTACTGAATTCGTGGGGGCTTCAGAAGCTTTGCTTTCCAATTCCTTCAGCTTCACACGAGCCTCGCGTAAATCTTTAGTTAGGCGTGCCCAAGCTGTTTGAGCTTCGGGCTTAAGATTCTCTGGGGCTTTAACATCTAAATCCTCGGAAGCGGATTCAGTCTTAGTTATTTCCTCCTTGCCAGTCAACCGCTTGGTCAGAATATCCAGGGGATTGGTGGTGGCTGAAGCATCGGTTTTAGAGGGCTCAACAGCTTTTGTTGTTTCTACTGGAGCTGTTACGGCGGTTGCAACAGGAGCTTCGGTTGCTGGATTTTGATTTAGGGCTTCAAATCCGGCATCCATTGCGTCTGCAAAACTAATATTTTCAGACGCTGTTGCTGTGGGTGTAGGTTCTGCGGTTGCTGTTTCACTCATATTTTATTTTCCTTATTCCTGATTTGTTTCGTTTATTCTGGTTTCCCAAGGTTCTGGCAAGTTTGATGGCTCGCCTGCTTCTTCTGACAGAGTAGAAAGTATTCGTATCGCCTCAAAATACCCTTCTCTTCGGGTATTAAGGGTTGCATTCCAATCAATAAAATCAACATTCGGTGGGGGGAGAGTTGCGGCCGGAAGTCCTAAATTTAATAAAACCCGAATTAGGGCTTCGCCGGCTTCGGATTTACGAAAAGCTTTCCAGGCGTTCTTGTAGTCGTTTCGTCTATTCCAATCGTTTAACGTCATGCTTTTAGTGCGTTGGGGGTATTCATCGCAGCACGAAGGTTAGCTGCGGCTTGCGCGTCTTGTAAAGCTAATTTTTGCTTTAATTCCGCTTCTTTAAACCTCGCATCAAGCTGTGCTCTCTCTTGTTTGAGCTGCATGTCCAGTTGATGTTCCTGCATTTTCATCTGCATTTGAGGTGAAATACCCTGTACTTGACCCTGCTCTAAGGCGGCTTGCTGTTGTTGTTCGTTGGCCGCTCGAATATCCTGTTCGACGTCCCTCTGTAAATTCACAACAGCCTCGCGTAAAAGATTCATGGCGAGTTTGGCCTGGCCTATTTCCTGTTGTTTTGTCTTATCGTCTACGATTCTAACGAGGTGCTCATTGGAATGTTCATACACCATCGTTAAAAACATCATAGTTGCCTGTTTGTCTTGAATTTCGCCGTTCTGAACGGCCTCGACAATTGGCTGTGTTTCTCTCAGGTGAACAGCTAAATGAATTCCGTGATTCTCATTGGGCATAACGGTAACACGTCTTCCAGCTTGCATTGCTCCGTTCTCCAATTCTGCAATTTTAGCGTCGGCTGGAATACGATTTTTAACGTTAGGGTTAGGAAGATAACGATCAACCTGATCATATCCAACGCGCGCTGCCACTCTGTCTCTAATTGCATTTATCTGTCCAAGCTCGTCAAACCTTGGGAGCATCTGCATAAACTCGTTAAAAGCGGACAACCGGGCGGCGGGGGAGCCGAGTCCAACTGCCCTTACGGGATCAACGTCATAAACAGCTTTAACAGCTGCCCATGGAACTCCACGTTCTTCAAGGCGGCTACGGAATTTTTTGGCTTCAGCCGCTCCTTCTTCTCCGGGAACCCATGTGTCGCGTTGAAGTCTCCTGAACTGCTCCCGTAGCAAACGTCCCCAAGGAACGTAGAACAAATTCATTGAGTTTGTAGTAAGAATTGCTTCGTTAGCTACCTGGGCCTCTACTTCTGTTGCGGTACGAGGATTTCCCGAAAAGTCGTTCATTTGAGTTCTGTAAGAGCCGGTATTGCTCTGACGAACCATCGCCATTTCGTTTACAATGGGCTGAACGTTTGCCGCAAGATTTGGGTATTGTGTTTGAACAACGTTTAATCCGGGAGGTAGGAAAGAGAGGGGTCCAGAGTAAGCCATCGTCATCTTGGATACATCTTCAGCACTCTGCGGTTGTAGTAGGACTGAAGTCTGCAACATTGCTCCGTCGGCCATTGCGCAACGAAGACGATTGGTCATCTGGATGTGCGGGAAAATCTTAAAACCTAAACCACGAATAGAATGATAAAGACCGTTACCAACTCCATATGTGAAAATATGAAAGGCTTCTGAGGCAGATTTAAACCTATGGAGTTTTTTAAATAAGAAATCGCCAGAGCCGTCTCGTAATCCAATGGCGTGAGAATAGGTTCCGTCAAATTCCCTCACATAATAGTGAATGACGTGAACTTCTTTTGCTCGAACGTGCGCAAAATAAAGATCGTTAGACTTCAGCTGTCTTTGAAGTTCTTCCCAGTTAAGTCCGTTATTGGGGTAGGTTGTGGTGGCATTACGGATCGCATCCCTGACCGCATCCACATTCCAACCAGCTTGTTCTGCAATTTTCGGATTCTCAATGTATTGGTAAAGTTCGTGAACTAAATAGATTCTTCGAATGGCAGCAAACTCTACTTTATCTTCCGTAGCGGGGGTTCCGCGGGGAATAAAGAAATCCCCAATAGGGCAAACAGTCCACTGCCAGTTACGCTCATCTTCAAAATAAGCGATACCGAGACCTTGAGATACAAAGTAATAGGAAAGTAACTGCTGTTTAAAGTAAAAGCTTGGCCAATCTTTGGTAACCAAACGAGTAAATTCTTCGGCAATTATAGCGGCGTATTCTTCTCGCTGACTCTCGTCTCCAAATCGGGTCTTGACGTTTACGAGTCTATCAACTGAAGTTACAAGATCGTTGTAGGAAGTAAGAGCTTTTTCGAGATCTGCGCCAGCTTCACCAAAATTGAGATTGGCTCTATAACTTTGGCCGAGTCTGCGTAGAACAACTGGATCATAGGGAGCGGCCCCATCAAACATATCCATAATGCGAGCGCGGTCACGGGCTGCTTGTTCGTCCGCCAAGTATAACGATTGATAAATAGAAAAAAGTCCACTTTGATCACTAATTCTAGTTTTTGGTGGTTTTCCGTTTTCTGATATCGTTAAAAGGTCCTCATCAGGAACGGAATTCGAAGTGTATTTGGGTTCCACAAGTCCGATTAGTATGGGGGAAGGCAATATTCCTGTCAATCATCCTTTTTAAGAAGTGAGGAATGACGAGTCGGATACGGCCTGATCCAACTTTATAGCTTGTGTCTGCCAAGACGACCTAAGTTTACCCCCAACAAGAGAACCTGCTGTTATGCCAAGCTTTTGCCTGGCTAAGTCAAGACCCAAAAAGAATGCGTCGGCTAAGTCGGGAGACTTCCCAAGCCGTAACTTGTAGTCCCTTTTAGGCTCAACCGTGACTTTTCCTCCTGCGGTGGTATTGTATTTCCGGCCGGTCATTTCTTTAGCTAAATCCGGCACAATACCCCTTAACTGGCCCGACCTCATGTACTCCACGCCGGAAAACCAGAGTTCCGTGACTCGATTGGTATACTTATCCAGCCCGCGAATGGGGTTAGTTATGCTAACTGGAAGAGTTGAGGCTTTCTCCCCGAATTTAATTCGTAGGATTCGATTGGACCATATTTCGGATAAGATATCGCAAAAAGGATCTCCTGCTCCGGTGGCGTCGATGGCTAATCTTTCGGGCGGAACTCCGGACTCTTGGCATATCCGCATGACCTCCTTGGCAATTTGAAAGTTGCGGGGCTCTGGTTTGGTTACATCTTCTCGTAGGTTGTGGAATTTATGAAGAGCCACAGCTGGTCCAGATTCTTCGCTTTGTCCATACTTGAGAATGGCGAGTACAGATCTATCTCCACCATTTGTGAACGCGGGGTCAAATCCGGCCAAGTAAAGAGGCGGTTGAGACCATCTTGGCTCTTTAGTAACATCATACTTTCTGAAGTCGGCTTCTGAATAGATACCTTCCTCTGCCCCAACTGGAGCGGGAAAACTACGTATAAAGCGCCAAAATGAAAGAGAATTCTCCCCTTCGTTATCGATTGCATACTTAACTTGCTTAGAGGTAAGTAAAAAGGGCCATTTGTCGTCGTGCTCGATATTTGGTGTCTTTAATCCGTCAAGGTGAATACACTTTCCTGTCTTTGTCTCCCACTCCTCTGCGTCGACTGTGATGGAATTCCATCCGTCTTTAGGTGTGGAAAATACCCCGAAAGGGTCATATTGAGAGTTAAAGTTACCCAGAGCAACGCATTGGAATTGGGGATTGGCATTGAGATTGGAGATGGCTTCAAATACTGAATTGGTTACGTCTGTCGCTTCGTCAATAATCAAAAACACTCTCTTGTTCTTCAGTCCGATAAGTTTTGCCGTGGCCTCCTTTTCCTTGTCTGGGCTTGATGGAACCAGGGTAATCGAGGAGCGGTCTGAGGCTTCGCCCGATTCGGATACGTCTAAAACAATCTTACCCATCGAGTCAACTAGTTTTCCCGGCAACCCTGGAACTTGCATGTATCGCTCACGAATAGAACCCCATAAACGTTTACGAGCTTCTCGAACGCTGGTCGTAGTGACAAGCACCAATGTTTCGTGGGGAGCGCAAAGCCAATTTACCAAGCCCCACATTGCCATAGTAGAAGTCTTGGCCGAGGACTTCGGACCGGAAATAGCTAAATAGTTTTCTTCACAGGCTCGCTCAATCATCCAGTCGGCCCAAGGATGCCAATGAAAACCATTCTTGTTTTTTGTCTTGTGATAAGGCCAGAGAAGATTCACTACATTCTTAAAGTGCTGGGCTTTGCCCAAACCTCCGTCTTCAGGCTTCAACCCCATTTTGAAGGCCAATAATTCAATGTCGAGGTCTCCGGCTCCATCTGGCCAGGACTTTCCATATTTTTCTATAGGCAAGGAACTACTCTGCATAATCACTTGACAGTTGTCAATTTGAGTTCACTCTACCCAGCACGATGAACACACCCTTAAAAAATGAACAGTTGTACAAAAGGCAAAGTCGGAGAGCGTGAGTGGCGCGACGTCCTCAAAGCGAAGGGCTTCGAAGCGCGCCGTGGTCGGCAGTTCTCGGGGAGTCCGGAATCGCCCGATGTTGTCAGCAACCTCCCATTTCACTTTGAAGTCAAGCGGGTTGAGGCCCTCAACATTAACAAAGCTATGGAACAGGCCAAACGAGACAGTGGCAAGAGTGTGCCAGTGGTGGCCCATAGAAAAAACAAGTGCCCGTGGCTTGTTACGATGGCTGCGGAAGATTGGCTTGAACTAGTTCGTGAAAAACATTCAGACGCTTGTTCAACTCCGCCCGTGGCAGGAGAAATCAAAAAGTATTATACTTCAGGCAATTCAGAACCACTCGATCGCGCTGGATTGCTCTGATACTGGAACGGGAAAAACTGTTACGGCTTGTGCTGTAGCAAAAGAACTTGGTTTTGAGTTTGCCATCATAGCTCCCAAAATTGTACTTCCCGCTTGGAAAAGTTGGTGTAGCACTTTTGGGCTACAGCCGAAATTTGTACTCAACTACGAAAAGCTACGGACGGGTAATACAGAATTCATAACTAAGCTGGCGAGCAAGCAATGGAACTGGAAACACAAAGGAAAAGATTTTCTTTATATATTTGACGAGGTGCATCGTTGCAAGAGTTACAAGTCTCAAAACGGAGCAATGCTCGAGGCCGCGGCTGGATCAAACGTTCTCATGCTGTCTGCTACCGCCGCGGGAAGTCCTATGGATATGCGTTTTACTGGGAGGCTTCTCGGGCTTCACAACGGGGTAGATTACTTTAGATGGCTCCACAAAAACGGTGTGGTCAAAGCTCCGTGGGGAGGGATGACATTCCGCGGGGGCAAGCGTGTGCTGACCGACATCCATTCTAAGATATTTCCGGCTAAAGGAGTTCGTATTCGGATCAGTGAGCTTGGGGATGCGTTTCCGAGTAACCAGGTAAACGCCGAGGTGCTTGACATCTCTCCAAAGATTGGTGAGTTATACCAGAAAGTTGAAGAGGAAATTCTGGAATTAAAGGACCGGTCTCGTACTGACGCAGATCCGGAGAATCCTCTCACTAAGCGATTGCGCATGAGGCAGGAAATTGAATTGCTTCGGGTTCCTGTGATTACGGAAATGGCGGAGGAGTTTATCGAGGAAGGCAAAAGTGTTGTGTGCTTTGTAAACTTTAGGCAAACACTCGACGCCCTAGGGGAAAGAATGAAAAAACACAAACCAGTTTATATTCTTGGCGATCAAACAACTGAGCAAAGGGAGTCGGCGATTGCGTCTTTTCAAGCAAACAAGTCGCACTTAATCATCTGCCAAATTGCGGCGGGGGGTGTGGGGGTAAGTCTTCATGATCTGCACGGAAGGCCGAGAGTCTCTCTGATTAGCCCGACGTACTCTGCTGTTGACCTTAAACAAGCTCTCGGTCGTATTCACCGCACGGGAGCTAAAACTCCCGCGCTACAATACATCCTGTTCGCCGCTAACTCGGTTGAAGAGGAGGTCAGTAAATCAGTAAAAGCAAAACTTCGGAATATTGATTTGCTGAACGACGGTGATTTGCTCACCCACAATTAGCGCTTGACGATTACGTTTTGGGGGTCACAATCCACGGCACGCTGATGGATACACAACACGCAAGATATAGCCCTAGCACCCTCAAAAGCCGGGAATTATGCCCAGGCTACGAACCTAAACGGGACGGGGAAGTTCACATAGTTACACAACGTGGAACTGCTATGCATTACGCCTGCGAGATGTCTGACTTTTCAAAACTAAACGCCGACGAAACCAAGCTGGTTATGAAGTGCTTGGATTACATTGAGCGTTTGCGAGCGGAGTTATCTACCGATGCTTGATCTAAAAGAAATTAAGTTAGAGGTTTTTGACCAATGGGGTTTTGTCGACCGATTGATGATTCGTGGAGATAAAGCTCATCTTATTGATTACAAGTTTGGTTTTAATCCTGTTGACGACGCCGAACACAATGCTCAAATGTGGGCGTATACTCTCGGTGTTTTTGATAAACATGACTACATCAAAGAAGTTACTGTACATATTTTACAGCCTCGTCTAGATCTTATCTTCACTCACACATTTACCCGTGAGGGAGACTACGAAAGAATACACAAACGAATAAAAGGAATCATCGACAAATGCAAAAACCATACAGAAGCCGATTACACACCTGGGGATCAATGCGTTTACTGCCACAAGTTAGCAGACTGCCCAGCAGTCCACGGAGCCACAATGCAGATCGTTAAAGCCTATGACATGGCGCATGACGCTCAATTGCCAGAACTATTTCAACCGAGTCAGCTATCCACTCCAGAGCGTAGGGCTCAAGCCCAACGCATTGCGATGGTCATGGAGGCTTGGTGTTCGAGTGTTCGTAAACACAATTTAGAGTTTGCTAAAGAGGGTGGTGAAATCCCAGGCTATGGATTGAAAGAAATTCAAGGTCGCAGGGAAATTAAAGACTCTCAAAAAGCTTGGGATTTGGTGAAGGATAAACTTACTCCAGAGGAGTTCAGCTCCGCTTGCGAGATTAAGTTCACAGATTTGGCCGATCTAGTTGCGGCCAAGGCGCCTCGCGGTCAGAAGACCGTGGCGAAAGAACAACTGGAGGATGACCTCATCGCTGCTGAAGCAATGACGCGTGGTGAACCATCTTATCAACTAAGAAAAAATAAAGAAATAAAAGAAATAAAACAAATAAAATGAAAACATCATTCAGTAAGAAAGATAAAGAAGCCGTAGAGGCAACCGAAGATAAAGCGTTGGCTGTAGCGGAGAGCAAGTCTCCCTCCATCACCAACCGAAATGCAGGAGTGGACGGGGAGTTTAAAGCCTCCGATTTCCTTATCCCGAGGATCAACCTTGTGGGTAAAACAGGAAATTTGAGCAACAACTTCCAGCCCGGTTCTTTTGTGTTCAACAAAGAATTGGTGGTAGGCAGTAAGGATGCTTCAATGGAGGCAATCATTACTCATATCCAAAAGAAATACATCCAGGAAATTCCTTACGGAACGGATGTGATCCCAAAAATCTTTGCCTCGCAAGCCGAGGTTGAGGCCGCGGGTGGAACTTTGGATATCTCCGAATCGGACGATGTGGACCGGTATATCCCGTTCCTAGTCCTTACCCTTTTGGTTGCAGAGCCGAAAGAAAAGAATCCGGTCTTCTCGCTTGAGGGACCGGATAAGAAGAACTACGCGCTGGCGCAGTACAATCTCACCAAGAGTGCGTACCGCGGAGCGGGTCGTCAGTTGCTCACTGACAGTCAGACCGTCCTGCGCGGCGGGTTGACCAAGGGACGCTATCAAGTTAGTAGCAAGCTCAACACCAACACGATGGGTAGCTGGTTTACACCCACCTTCAAGTTGGCTGGAACAAATAATGACGAGTTCCAGGCTTGGGCTTCCAGCTTGATCTAAGTAGATGAAGAAGGGGAGACGTTCCGGCATGGTGCGACGCGAGAAGCGTCGACAGGTTAGGTGTGTCCTGCCGCGTGAAACACCGGACGTCCTCCGCCAAGTAGTTGAGTTCTTCTCCGAACTACTAGAATCAAAATTCCAAAATGTAACGCAAGTAAAGGGTATATGGATCAAAACGAAATAGTCCCACCTTCAATTCATGAGGTGGCTTCAGAAGCCTTCACTACTGTCACTAAAATTATGGAGAAAGGTTCTGATAAGAGTGCATTTGGTGAGTGGTTCTATAAAGACTCTCGTCGATATAATTCCGATAGAGCAGTTAGCCATATTTGCAGGGCTATGATGCAAATCGATGGTAACAGGCAAGATCCAGATTCAGGAAATGAGACATCTATCGACCACCTGGAGCGAGCTCTAGTACGAGTGGCCTTTCTATTGTTTAAATGCAAGAGGGGAAAAATTCAATGATTGATTCAATTTTGTTATGGATATTTGTTTGGATAAGTAAACGTTGGTTTAATTCTGTCGTTTTTGGGACTGATCCTGAAACAGAACGAGCTACATCTATTTCATTCTTTGAGCATGAACAGCATGCTGAACAATATTTGGAATTAATCCAAAGAGGAAAAAAGGAGATGGACAAATGATATTTCATTGGGTTTGGAAGAAGACTGGGTTTCCTTATTTGGAATCCCCTAAAACAGAAACAAAAAGTACAACCATGCCAAAAAAGAAAGGTAAGGTGTCAAGTGGAAAATCAAAGCGACTTAGAAAAAGATAGACTTGCTCAAAAAGTTGTTGCAGAATTGGATTACCTTTTAAAGGAAGGATTTTTATGTCTAAAGAACACGAAGGAACCTCGCATTGTTTTAAGCCGGGAGGCGAACATATGAGCCTAGACGCAATCATTGATACGGATACAATGAGTAAACAACCGGAATACATGCAAAGAGAGCTTCATAGGGTGCATCAGTTTTACAAACGTGTAACAGATCTGGCAGAAACAAACCATAAAACCGCCTCTACTCTTGTGGAGGAGAATGGGCGGTTAGAAAATGAGAACGAAGGGCTGAGAGAGTTCTGCCAGGAACTCCTTGGCTCTATGGCAGACCTTGAAGATGAATGCTCGGGATTCAGACACAAGGTCAGGTCAGCCGTGCTCGAACTACTACCACATCAGAAAGAAGAAAATAAATGATTGACTTAACTCTTAGAATTGAGAACGAAGAGGGAACCGACAAAATTAAGGTTGAGGTTCTGCCTTATGATAATGAAGCAAACAATGTGGAGAAAGACGTTCTTACTGGACTTTTTCCTCATGTCGTGAATCTTCTTAACGGTTTATTGGGTGGCGAGGGATTCCGTAAAAATGAAAATATTGCTCAACCTATTCCAGAACAAGAATCTTCAATTTTGGATAAAAATGGAGCACCTACCTCTATCCCCATGACTGAAGAATATCTCCGAAAGAAGGGTTTGATCGAGCCAGAAGAAGGCCCTGAAATCCGAGATAAAGACTCTACTATTATTATAGACTAATGTCTTCTGCCAGTGAACAGCTGGCCGAAGAATTCACCGTGATTCCCTACCCATTCGTGGGTGAGCATCGCGATGCAATCGAGGCTGAATATGCAATGTTGCTTAATAGTGGGATAAAACCTACTGAGGTAGCTGATCTTATTCTTCACTCATTAGAAATATTATTAAACAAAAGAAAAATAGCAGAAGGAACGAACACTTACGATGAAACTACAACTCAAGTGGCGGATATGCTTGGACGCTTGTTGGTTTTTGAAGAAATGTTCTCAAATAAAAAACTTAAAAAATCAAAATGAATACATATGCAATTGACTTTGAAACATATTACGACAAGGAGACATCAATCACGACTCTTGGGCAGTGGCATTATTTGCGCAGCCCAGCCTCAGACATCTACATGGTTGCCATCCAGGGACCAGATGTTGACTACGTAGGTTGTCCTAAAAAAGCCCCGTGGGCCAAGATTGACGGCCATAAATGGGTGGCTCACAACTATAGCTTCGACGGCGCGGTGATCGAGAGGTTGCGGGAACAGGGATGTGTTCAATCCAAGCCTGTAGCTTGGGACTGTACTGCAAACCTCTCAGTTGCCGTAGGTGCTCCACGCAATCTTTTGGGTGCCTCCAGGGAATTGCTAGATCGTCATATCGACAAAGATCCCCGGGACAAAATGCATTCCAAGAAGTGGAGCGACGTAGAGAACACCGAATTCGGTAAAGAGGTGCTGGAATATGCTCGCCAAGATGCCAAAGCATGTCTCGGTATCTATGAGAAGTTCTCCAACGATATGCTTCCGGCTGAGTCAGAGCTGTCCAGGCATACAATTGAGATGGGGTGGCGCGGGATTCAGGTCGACCAAGATGCTGTTTCCGCGGGCATTAAGGCTCTTCAAAAGGTTACTTGGGAGAGTGAAAACGCTTTGCCCTGGATCGATGAGACGGATGGAGTGGTTCTTTCGACAAAGGCATTTCGCAGGGAATGTGCGAAGGCTGGCATCCCATGGCCTACTTCGTTGGCCGAGAACTCTGAGGAGTGCGCGTTGTGGGAATCCCAATACGGTGAGCAAGTTCCTTTCGTCGGGATCATGCGTGACTGGCGCAAGGCGAACTCTTTGCTGGCCAAGCTAAAAGTCATGCAGGGTCGCATCAGGCCGGACGGTACGATGGGTTACGGATTGAAGTATATGGGTGCTCATACTGGGCGTTGGTCTGGTGACTCCAAGTTTAATGTTCAGAATCTTCCGCGTAATGAAATGTTCGGAGTAGACCTCAGGGGTTGCATCATACCCCGGCCAGGTAAGAAGTTTGTCATATGCGACTTGGCTCAGATCGAGCCGCGGGTGCTTGCTTGGCTGTCCGGTAATGAAGGACTACTTCAGGCGATCAGGAACGGTTACGGCATCTATGAAGCAGCGGCTAAGAACATGGGGTTATGGGATGGCCCGAAAGGGACATTAAAGAAGACTGATGCTCCACTGTATCAGTTGGTAAAGGCGATGGTGCTTGGCCTCGGGTACGGGGCCGGGGCGAAGAAGTTCGCGCTTATCGCCAAAATGCAATATGGAATCGATATGACGGAGACTAAGTCGAACATGATCGTCAATGATTTCCGGACTAGGAATCAACCGATCTTGGATTTGTGGAGAAAGTTGGAGGGCGACTTCCAGAGAGCAAAAGCCGACAAGCAGTTTGAGGTGGGTTTGCCGAGTGGTCGAGTTCTTACCTACCGGAATATTATGTCTCAATGGCCTGACAAGCAGAAGTATGACAAAAGTGGTAAGGCTAGGAAAGCTGCGTGGACAGCCAGGGTCGAGAGGGGAGGACCGCAGATCCCATTCTACGGGGGGAAGCTGTGCGAGAATCTTGTCCAAGCTGTAGCTCGCGACGTCATGGGCGCGGCAGTATTGCGCTTGGAAAAAGCGGGTTGCCCTGTCGTTATGCACATTCACGACGAAGCGGTTTGCGAAGTTGACAATTCAGTTCCGGCTGGTGAGATTGAACGTCTCATGAGCGTCTGTCCTGAATGGTTGGATGGGTGTCCAATAGGTGCGGAAGCAACAGATGCAGTGAGGTACAAAAAATGAACCTCTTTCGTATACCTAATTTGTCGTCGTCGATTGCCAGCTCATGCACACCTTGGGATGGTAATGTAAACCAGCCACCGAGTCTTGAGCCGGAAGTTGCAAAACGCTGGGCTGTTCAGAATTCAACTGACGGAATGTTCGTCAGCGGATTCGAAGGTCGTGCCGCGGCTATGCGTGTTACGAGAGATAATCCTCCTGCCAAGATGCACGCGTTTATTGCAGACTATGATTGCGAACTTACGTCCGAAGAGTTTATCTCCGGGATTGGGGCTCGCACCAAGGCTGGATTAAAGCCCATGTTTGCCCACCGCACTCCGAGTGGAGGTGCGCGGGTAATCTGGATGTTTGAGACTCCAATGCAGATTCCAGTTGGCCTGCTACCAGCATTCTTAAAGCGTGTGGCAAAAGAACTGGGTGCGAAGCGTTTGTTTGCCGGGCTTGATGACAATCATGTTAAGCCAGAGCAATACTATGCTTGGTACTTACCAATGACCAAGGTGGGTGATGTCCCTTTAAGGACAGAGACATTATACAGCTGGTTTGCCTCGACGATCGACGCTGACCATAAGTACCGCGGGGAAGGCCCTGTTGAGATCCCGATGGATCGTGTACGTAATCGCGTACAGGAAATGTATCCAGACAAGTTGCTTGGGAATCTGGAGGTCAACGGCAGAACCAATGCGTTCTGGACTGCGACTTCAGATAATCCTACGGCCTGTGTGGTTACTCCTACCGGTATCGTCAGCTTCTCGCAGGATAAGAGCTTTTATAGCTGGGCTGAAATCCTTGGTGCTGGCTGGGTCAAAGAGTTTGAGGAGGATCGTCTAGGCGCACCTCTCTCCAACTATTACTTCGACGGCAAGCGGTACTGGAGGCAAGACGGTCGTGGCATCTGGCGCGATACAGACTCCGAAACTACCCGCAAGGATATTGCGGGTATCTACGGACTGTCTCTTGCCCCAATGCAACGGGGTGGAATGTGTGAAGTCGATCAGACGGTTTTGCGTGTGCGTGAAACACGACGGGTTGACGATGCCGGTCCAATCCTGTTCAGCAAAGAGGAAGTTGTTTATATGGGCGGGCGTACTGTTCTCAATATCTCGCGAGTCAAAGTTCTAGAACCTAGGACTGAAGTCTGTGAGAAGTGGGGCGATGGATTCCCTTGGATCGCAAAGTTCCTTGACGGATTCTTTAACCCACACGATTCCCTCCAGTACTTCCTAGCATGGCTTCACCACTTCTACGTATCTGCCAAATCAGGAAAGCAGTCACAAGGTCAGGCGATCTTCATTGCCGGTCCGGTGGGAGTAGGTAAGACGCTTATGGGAACTCAGATTGTATCCAGGCTAATGGGTGGTGGTTGCGACGCCTCGGGGCATATCTCCGGGGAGAGTGAGTTCAACTCGGAGATGTTTGAGGTGGGTGTGCTCAACGTCGATGATACTATCGCCTCAACTAGCCACGAGAAGCACTTGCTCTTCTCCAACACGGTGAAGAAGTTTGTTGCCAATCGTCGCCATCGTTACCGCGCCATGTGGAAGAATCCTGCCACCATCGAGTGGTCGGGTAGGGTATTCGTTACATTGAATGACGATCCCGACTCTATGCGGGCAGTTCCATACACCGATGCGAGTATTCTGGATAAGCTGATGCTATTCAAAGCCTCGTCCAAGGGTATGGACTTTCCTCATTCTCAGGAACTACAGCGTATCCTAGATGGGGAACTTCCTGCATTTGCAAGATGGTTGACTGACTTTGAAATTCCAGAAGAACTTAAATGCTCCAATCGGTTTCAAGTTAAGTGCTACCACCATGCTGACATTCTGGAAGATACCCGGACTACCCATCCTAACCACGCTTTCTCGGAGTTGCTGGACGAATTCCTTATTGGATTCAACCAGGCCAACCCAAAAGAGAAAACATGGAAGGGTTCAGCTACCCAGCTACTTAACCAGATGTTGAATGACCAGAGTCTGACCAATCTTACTCGTCATTATGCCTCCACACCGGAGAAGATGGGGCAGCGTTTGGCAAAGTTGATGACAACGAAAGGCATTGAGCGAGTGACCATCCAGGGTAAGGTGCTCTGGAAAATCCCGGTTGACTCGCAAGCAGAGCCTGTGGCAGTCTAGAAGGCCACGCAAGAAAGGACAAGTTATGGAAGAATCCAAAGAAATAGCCAATACATTGGCCGAAGCTTATCAATTAAATTTAAGTTCCGGTCTATGTAACAACAACATCACTGTTAAGGAATCGTCGATTCCGGGGGCCGGTTTGGGTGTTTTCGCCAAAACCGATTTCGCGGTCAATGACATCATTGAGTTTTGTCACTCTGTAGTTTTAGACTGGAGGTCAAGGTACGTACAGATTCCAAAAATAAAGCAGTACTCTTACAACCATACATGCCCCTGTGAAGATTGTAAGAAGCACGGAGGATATATTGTTATACCTTCTGGGTATGGGATGATATATAATTCTGCCAATTCAGACGAAGAGAAAAATGCAAGATACGTCGTTTTGTCTGGTTTAAAGTTGGTGGCGTTCGGGGCCGTAAAAGAAATTAAGGCTGGTGAAGAAATTCTTACTTGGTGGGGACAACCTTATTTTGATACTTGGTGTAAGAAAAAACAGGAGGAAGAGAAAAAATGCGAGCTGTCCTAAGACTTGTTGTTCTGGCGCTTTGCGTCGGAGTCTTTTTGCCGAGCCAAGCGGCTAATGTGCAGATAGAGGAACAACCGCCCAAGAAGCCGGCGAAGAAGTTAAAAGTAAGACTTACGGCGTACTGGTGCGGGCAAGATCCGGATACCTCCAGGTTTAGATCCTCCACGGGATATACTTTGAAATCAGGAAGATCCTGCGCAGTTGATCCGAAGATTATTCCCTACGGTAGTACTGTCGTGGTTGACGGGAAAGAATTTAAAGCCATCGACACTGGAACTGCGGTTGTCGCAAAGAAAGCATCGCGCGGGAGACTTCCAGTTGTGGATCTTTTTTTTAAAACAGAACGGCAGGCTATGATTGCGTTAAACAACATGCCTACGCATCCATGGGTGGAAATAAGATGAGTAAAAAAATTTTATCCGCAAAGCGGGTTCCATTGTCCCCAAAGATTGGGAAACTCCCCGCTATTAAGATCGTGGCGGAACGCAAGGTTGACTATGTAGAATTAGACCTTGACGTGGATGACGCAGCGGTGGCAGTATTGGCGAAAGCTGGATTGGAAACAATCCGGAATGATAAGGAGGCTTTGGTGAATTACGCGATCGTCAAAGCCCTAAAAGACCTTATCAAAAACGAGAAAGAAAAGAATGCAAGACACATTGCTTAAGACGTTTCTCGGAGCGGTAGCCGCGTTGCTTGGGGGTGCCATATGTATATTTATAGCCGTGGTTTGGTTTCGGTGTTGGGAATATTTGCGGTCATTCTTTCGTCGCTTGCGAGCGCAGAAGAAAGGCAAATACTTCCTTCTGTAGTTAGAATTCAGGTAATCACCCCGAACGGTACCATGCGGGGAACGGGGTTTGCGGTTGAAGGTGGTATCGTCACAGCCGCCCACGTAGTCGAGAAATCAAACGAGGTCGATATCCTGTGCGGAGACGGCGACGATACGTTGGCTTTTAGTGGCGACGTAATCCGGAAAGATACCTTGCTGGACCTGGCGTTTATCCGCGTTAAGAACGACTTTGACAAAGTGATTGATTTGCCACCGGTCAAGTTTGACACGTCATTCCCAGTGAACCCCGGTATCCCTGTTTACGCCATCGGCAATTCTTTGGGATTTACCCGTTCTATTTCCGCGGGCATCGTATCTGCCTCCGGTAAGAAGTCGGGAGAACGTTTCCTGTATTCCGATGTACTAACCAGGAAAGGCAACTCGGGCGGGCCGCTGGTCAACTCAAAGGGCGAGGTTATCGCCATTACTCTGGGGACAATCGACTTCAATGTAATAGGAGAAGCTAAGATAAAGGATGCCAATCCTGAGTTTACTTACTGCGTACCGGCTGCCGATATTGTTGAGTTCCTAGAATCCCATAAGACCAATAGAAAGAACAATGCTTTCGTAGGCGTCCTTGGTAAATCGGTCACCACGGGTTTAGACCACCCTGGACTTGAGCAAGCCCTCCAGATAACGCGTACAGTGCGTCCCTGTGGCCTCCAGGCAGGCGATGTGGTCTACATGCTGGCAGACCAGCCAATCACCTCACAACGCGATATAGTGAGGGTTATACGCACATTACAGCCTGGTACGCTGGTTAAGGCTGATATCCTAAGGAACGGTAAGTTTGAGTCTGTGAACGTTTCTGTCGCTGAAACTCCTTGATATAGAGGTGGAAGCACTTCTGCTTTCAGCAAAGAGACTTACGTAGGGTACATGTACGTTTTATAAGTCCTTGATACAGCGATAGGGTGGGGGGTCGAATGGATGGTGCAATTGATCTATGTGCTTGAGTATTAGGAATCTAGGAATCGAAGGGTGGTAGGGTGGGGGGTGTGGGGGTGGTTTTGAACTCGTTGTTCCTACAGCTTTGTGTGTGCGGCGTGTGTGTGCAAACACCCGGAACGAGTTGGGATACCCCCACCACCCCCCACCACCCCCACCCTCTCTTTCTTTATATTTATATATATTAATAATAAACATATACTTACACAAGGACCCAAGGTTAAAAAATTGGGTGGGGGTACCCATTTTTGACCCCCCACCCTGGGCAACACCCCCACCCTAAATTGTAGCCCTTTAGGGATAAATTAGCCCTTTGAGGCTAGTCTACCTTTTTCCAGATCCGACAGTCCTTGTCCAGATCGAGGGATTTGTTCATGCAGAACTGGTAGAACTTCCAGGACCAAGGATCCCATCCGAACCAAGGAAGCCTAGATGCAATGTCTCCTAACCAATAGAACAAGTAACAAAGGGCTCTCATGCCCGCGATTGTATTTAACCCTTTACAGAAGTCAAAAGGCTATTTGCCCATTCGACGATTAAACTCTGCCTGTGAAATCAAGCCACGCTCGTACTGATAAACAGGGTCATCAGGATCCGACGGACCAGCAGAGGGAGGATTGAGGAACTCGTACTTGGGCGCTTCTGCCAAACCACTAGCTAAACCGGCACCCAACCCCTTCGCCACATTTCCTATTTTTTGGGGTATCCCCGATTTAATTGCTTTTGCAGTTAATTTTGCCGGTTGCTCAAGCATCCCTATTCCTTTATATAAAGTCTTTTCAACGGGGTTAAGTGTGTCTCCGACGTAATCCTTGGCCTCCATTGCCATACTCAACAGAGCTTTAGGTGTACTTTTATTCTGGACAGCCCTCGCCTGAATTTCGCTTGCTATATTTCCTATAGCCGATTTTACCCCAGGTTCGCCCTTACTTTCCAGCCAAGTTAATCTTTCCCAGTTTGAACTTATGGGTTCTTTTAGTTGTTTACCAACCCGCTGAAAATCATGCGCTTTTTCGTGTCGCAATACACTAGCCTTGTCTTGAGGAGAAAGAGCCTCAGCTATTTTTATATTTCTTGTTTCCGGGTAATAAGACCCTGAAAAAACGGATTTTGAATCTCTAGATCGTAGTTCTGGTGTTGGAACTTGTTCCACTCCACCCGACTCCAATTGTGATTTTACAACTTGTCGAAGTTTAGAGTATTTTCCAAGTCCCTTATTTTTATTGTTGGCTAACTCCTCGATAGACTGATTTGCTTTCTCTTTAGCTTCATTTTGCATCTTGCGGTTAACTCCACCAAGAAATTGCTTGAGAACCGTTGTTGCAGCCTGGTCCTTATCCTGCCCCATAGCCTCCCAAAACTCAGGAGTATATCTGGCTTTTTCAAAAAATTCCGAAAAAGATGTATTAGAACTGTCAAATAGTGCCGGTGAAGTTGGTTCAGCCATTTGACCAAGTGTATTTTCCCCTTTACAGAAGTCAATCCGGTTGAGACACTATTCGAATGCTATGGGGATTCTTTCTTGGGTTGTTTGTTTATTGGATCTACCACCAAAGCCGTAGACGGTGCGGTTGGTGCAGGAGGAAACTATGAAATCAGTAGGACTTACTTTCAGACTGTTTGGCTACATCTTCAACCTCCAGGTCAATCTTTATCGATCTGCGAACCAAGCCCCCGTATTTCATTACGGTTCGGTATCAAACTTTGGTAAGTGGAAGGTTCCACCCGCGGGGATTAGCAACGAGTACAAGCCAAAAAGAAAACGTAAGTAATGTCCACCCTTAACGAAAATATCCCGAGCTTCAAGGCGATGGTTCGGAAGTCCTTCTTCACAAAAGATGAGACAGATAGAAACGAGTTCTACAATGTTTATGTATTCGCCCTACAATCCTACCCCGGGACGATCCTAACCTTCCACGTTATGACCGATTCAGGGATGCTTCGAAGCCGAGTCCCCATGTCTGAGATCTATACCCACGAGCCCACTAATGACATCCCGTTTAACTACAAACAGCTTTGGGATTGTTTCTCAGAGAACGTGACCGTCTCGGAATACAAGTTCCTTGGATACCACAGAGCCCAGATTGTTTTGAGAGATGGAACCAAGGTGTGGGGCACTTACATGTTTACCGTGGACTGGTTCAACAACCCGTACAGCGACGAGCCTTCCGATTATAAATGCGGCCATGTGTTTGCCGCGGATGACGGATACTTGCTTTGCATGCCGAACAATCGAATCTTCTGGAGAGACTCCAACTGGGTAACCAAGAAGCTTCCTGAGAACCTCAAGCAATTTAAGGTGGACACCGAGCTGCCTTCTGTGGAGAATCAGTCCGACAGATGGGTGACGGAGGATACGGACTCCTTCTACTACGACATCCATAAAAGAGAAGAGTCAACATAAAGGAGACACATATGAGTAAGAAGCTTAAGGTTCGAGAGACGAAAGGTATTGTTGTAGCTACCCCAGCTTATGGCGGCCAGCTCACTGTAAGCTATGTAAACTCTCTTCTTCGATCCCAAGTTCTATTTCAACAGTATGGGATTCAGTTTAACGTTATGTTTCTGTGTAACCACTCCCTCATCACGATGGCTCGCAATAGGATCGTTGCCCAGATATTTAGAAATGACAAACATGACTGGGATAGCGTCGTTTGGATCGATGCCGACATTTCCTGGGAGCCCGAAGATCTCCTTAAGTTGTGCTTGCATGACGAAGACGTCGTTTGCGGAACTTATCGAAAGAAAATACATGAAGCCTGCCATTTCACAATGAAGCTTGTGTCCGGAAAAGAAGAGCCAGATGAACGCGGACTTATCGAGGTTGAAGCCACGGGCACGGGATTCCTTCGGGTATCTCGCAAGGCTTTGGAGGATCTTTTGTCCAGTGAAAAAGTTGCCTACACCGAGAAGGTTACCCAGGTTGAATTCGCAAACTCTACCATGGAGATTAAAAATCTATTTGAGTCTGGGATTAAGAATGGCGAAATGCTTTCCGAAGACTTCTTCTTTTGTGCCAAGCTTCGCGAGCGCGGGTACAAAATAATGCTTGATACCAAAATTGATCTAGGCCACGACGGGAGCTTTACTTATCGTGGGAGCATGTCCCATTACCTGAACTTCCTCAAAGAGGAAAAAGCCAAAACAGAGTCTTCTTACCTGGACTTCCTTAAAGAGCAAAAAGACAAAGCCGATGGTAAAGACAAAGTGGATTGACCTCGCCATGCGGCTGGCCGACGCCGCGGCAAAGACAAGTCAGGATCAGTTCGTTCGAGTCGGTGCAGCAGTGCTTCGGCAGGACGGCTCCGTTTGCGGGATTGGATACAACGGATACCCTCCGGGCTTTGAATTAACCACGCAGGAATCTTTGGACCGCGATTACCGGCGGGACTTTATGGTCCATGCCGAGACCAATGCCCTTGCTTACAGTCGCCCTGGCGAGCCCCACCTTTTGGCCGTGACTTATCCGCCCTGTAAGGCTTGCGTCCTGGAAGCGGCTCGATACGGCGTCAAATACATTGCTTACCGCGAGAGCAAGGATCGCGACATCTTTCCGTCTGACTACTTGGCGGCTCGGCTCGGTGTTACTTTGATCGCAGAAAAATAAAAAATAAAATAAATTTTTAAAGTAGGGGAACGGTGTTTTGCGTTTTTTCCGAGGGGGGTGGGGGTGGGGGTGCGTATCTCCTATGGGTAGATGATCCGATAGGATCGCCAACCCATAACATCAAATAAGGAAAACATAAAATGAAATCGAAACAAGTAGCAATCAGCACAGCGAAAGGGGCTCTCGCTCTAGTCGCATCAACCGCAGAAAAGATCATCGTTCGGAAAGGTAATTCCGAGCGTGCAATCAAACCCAAATACGCATCATTCCACGATGGTGTGGCGTTGGGAATGTCGGGACGCATCCTCTCCCAAAAAGCCTACGATGAGGCATACGGCAAGAGAATGACCCCCGAAGCCTTGGCTCTCTCCTATCAGGCAATTCAGGAGAAGATGAACACGCTAGGTGTGGATGCCTTGAATCGCCAAGCGAAGGCGGTAGGTGACGGCAAGCGAAAGGTGACCCGCATCTTCGCCAATCTCTCCAACGGGAGAACGATTGTCGAGACGATCACCACAAACAAGATGATCGACATCGAAGCCGTGGTGGAGGAAACGCAACTCAACGGCAAGGCGTGCGTATCCACAGAAGTGGCACAGGCAATCGCTCGCAACTTGGCGAGGCACAAACTCGCCTAAAGAATCGAGGAATCGAGGGGGGCGGGGTAAATCCCCGCCCCTCTCTTTTTTTAAGTGAAATTGAAAATTTCACTATCATAAGTTTAACTAACTGAGCTTTACTTCAATGAATCTAAGAATCAATGACCTGTCCCGCTACGCTATCGTTTCGAAGAACCGCGAGGTTCACGATGGTCTTGCCATTGCTTCCTTGATTCGAAGAAGCCAAGCCCAATGTGGGGCGGGCAATGCGGTCAACCTTTTCGAGGACTTCAATATGGTCTTTCAATTCTTTTCTAGTTCCAGGCATCTCGGATTCGAGGACATCCAAACTATGGTCAACTTGATTGGCGATGCGGTTCAGATATCGGGACTGTTTATCAGTAGCATTCTGCACAACCTGCTTATCTATCTGCGTGCTAAGCTTCACAAGATTCGCCTCTTTCCTTTCACCCCACTTGCATCTCCTTGCCTTGCTATCCAAGGTGTTGAGGTTCAAGCCATACTGCGATGCAATGAAGCTACGACTCTTACCACTTACGAAGTCCTTTTCGACAGCCTTCCAGTCAACATTCAAAGCTTTGGGCATAAGCTGAGTTTATAGCCCATCGTGCATTAGGTCAATGCATCTTTGAATCAATGAAACACCAACCAAGAAAGACACTGAACTACAATGAGTAACCCAGCGTATCTACAGAACTTCGGCAAGCTCCGTAAGGACATGCGGAAGCGTGAAGTGAGCGACACTATGTCTGCATCGGGCAGATGGGACGACCTGTTCCTTCGGGCAAGCAAGCCCCACCTACGCAAGAAGACTCGCCGTGAGTCTATGCGTAGGGAGACCAAGGTCTATGTGGCCAAAGGTTGCAAGCCTATCCCATTCATTCCTAACGGAGAGGTCACAACCCTCTTGGGCTTTACCTCTGACCCCTCCAAGGTCAAGTATCGTCTCGACTCCCCGAGCTATCCATCACGGGCAAGGGAGCTATCCCAAGAAGACCGCAAGCCTCAGACCTTTACCAAGCTTGTGCCAACCGAGTGGAAGGATGTCTATTCCTCCCTGCGCTCAATGGTGCACAAGATTAGGATGCGTGACCGCAAGCTGACTAGGCAACTGGTCAAGGACTTCGCCCTGCTCTGGCCTATCCGCCATTCGCTGGCCAAGTCTGTGGGCAAGCGGGTCGAGGCTGATATGCCCGTTGGCTTTACGGATGCCATGCTGGTATCCCGCACGCCGTCGGTGCCCAAGGTTGAGGTGGTCGTCAAGGCCAAGCCTCGCAAGGTCGCCAAGTCTATCTATGCCGAGTTCGAGAAGAACAGGGAGATGCTGGCCAGCATTGACCACGCTCACTGGCACGCCAAGTCTAGCTGGCACGAGCGGTTGACCAAGCGACTCGCCAAGGTCAAGCAGGACGATTGGGAGAGTCGCCTTGACGGCATGAGGCAGGACTTAGCCAGACGACAGAAGGTGCTACTCGGCATCATCGAGGCTGGCAAATGAACTGCGTAATCTGTGACGATCTGATTGAACCAGCACGCTTGAACCTGGGCTTTTCAAAGTGCAAGGGCTGTGCCTTTCTGCACCCTGAAGTCAAGGTCAAGGGAGCTATGGTCTATTCGGATAAGACGGCGGGGGCAATCAATGTGATGAGTCCCCAAAGCTTTAGTGATTACAAAAGAATTTCGCGCAGGGTCGGTCAGCGTTCTGCACTACGGAATGTGCTTGATGCTGGCGGTCGCTCGCAATAACCAAAAGGAGACACAAACCAAATGAAAGTAATGGAACTGTACTTCTACGACAATGAGTTCGTAGTGGTGTTTAATAAATACACGGCCGGCACTGAGGACATCAAAGTCCTTATGCGGTGGATGATTCATAACCTCGACATCAAGCTTGGCGATGCGAGGGCATTGACTGACATAGCGATTGCCGACATCGGTAATCCTGTGGTCATTGCGGAGTTCGAAGACCTGGATGCGGGGGTTGCCCTGCTTCGTAAGCTCGAACCCAAGAAGGAGGTTGTATGAGCCGCGAGATTAACGGACAGACCCGCTGGAGCCCCGAGCAGTTCGGAGCTTTCGCCGCGGGCACAGCGGAAGGTGCAGACCCTACCAAGACTGCCTGTCCTGTTTGCAAGGGCACAGGCTTGGACTGGAACAATGTATGGCCTAACGGCATGGCCTCGCACTGCGAGGAATGCGATGGCTACGGGGAGGTGAACAAATGAGTGTGATACTACCAATTGATGCTTACATTCAACTCAACGGCATTGAGTATTACGGGAAGGTGGTCAAGGACGGAACCCGAAACCATCACCCACAATCGGAGTATGTCGGCAAGCGGAAGTTTGATGTGGCTAAGATTCAGTCAGACGATAGCTGGACTCACTTCTATCTCTTCGAATCCGAGATGCCATTGCCCAACTTCTATGACTCTACGTTCGTTCACTCGCTGGAATATGCGAGCTGGATTGATGTGGACAGGGACGACTGCGAAGCTCCGGGACAGATGTTCCGTCGCAGAGCTAACATCTGGAGGATGGGTATGTGGAAGATGCTCATCACCCAAAGCGGAGGGCGTGACATATGATTACCATAGAGAAGTTAATCGAGATTCTCAAAGAAGATATAACTCGCGTGCGGAAGTATGTAAATAAAGATGTGTACGACGGAGATGGAGTTCGCGACATCTTCCAAGAGGGTTACAACTATGGTCACGAAGTGACTGTGGAACAAATACTAGAACTAATTGAAAGAGGAGGGCGAATCAAATGAAAGACAACAACGAACTAGCCATAGCAATAGCTCAACTCCAACAGATTGAACTTGAGATTGCATATCAAGACAATCCCGAGGAACTCAACGCGTTGTATCGGCAACAAGATTAAGGAGGACATATGAGAGGTAGATCTATCGACCCCAAGTATGTCATGACCAATGCAGTCCAAGCTCACTATGGGCGAAGGCTGACTAGGAAAGACTGGGAAAGGAACGTCAAGATGGCCAGACGCACGAGCCGAGCTACTGTCGCGATCAAGCGGAGCCAAGGCTTGGAGTATAAGTACGCGTTGACCGACATCCATCGGGCAATCATCAAGAAAGCTATGATGACCCCCGACCAAGCTTACCAACGTAACAAGGTAACCAAGCAGCACGGGCTTGCTTGGGTTCTCTGCGGATGAGTGCCGAGACAATTAAGTTGTGGATTTGGTTAGCTTACCAAACCCCATCACCAACGCTCTGGCACGGAAAGAACTAGGCGGATAGACAGAGTGCCCCCCTAGCACGGGGGCACAAGTCTGGCCGATAGGCTGGAAACAAAAGTAACACTAACCAAGAAAGGAACATTTAATATGTTCTTCAAAGTAAAAGATAACAACAAGGTAGTAATCGAAGTGAAGCAAGGCGTATCGTCGGACGGGAGTCTGACTGGCCGCTTCTACACAGCCAGCCTCAACGGCTGGACAGGTGAAGGTCTGACAGAGCAGGACGCTGTGCGCGATCTTGACCAGACTCGGGCGGAAGCTTTAACCAAGCTTCACCACAACAACCGCGTGTTCGGAACCCGCTTGAACTTCGAGGTGGTCTCGTGAGTTGGGCGGAGTGTGCGGAGGTAGCAACTATCATCGCCCAGCTTGTGCTGGCTTTTATGGTTATTCCCGCCTGTATCGTGGCGAGTGCAATCATCGTAAGCCGACTCATTAAGTTGGCTGTGGAGGAACTCTCTTGAAACCTGGCGATAAAATCTGGGTCGATGCTCAAATGATTGAGATCCTGAAGGGTCACAATCTTGGGCGGAAGTTCCGCTTGAACACTGGCGTGGTCGAGGTAGCTGGCGACATCTACACCGATGACACGATGGTTCCGAAGGAACTGAATGTGAAAGTCGGTGATGCCCGCTGGGTCAGCCTGCCTTTGGGTGAGCTGGAACGTCCGTGGCGTTTCCCAACCTTCCGCCGTCTGCTTGCGGTTATCCGCTCGTGGACTGGTGACTGGTTGTTCCGTGCTCGTAAGAAGGAGCAGGGAATCGACATCGAAGAAACAATCAACAATGAGGAGAACGACAATGATCAAAGTTAAGCTTGGTTGGGAGTGGATGCGTTTCCACTTCTTCAAAAACAAAATGAACAGGTTGTTGGTGGCTAATGTGGAGTTTAGCAAACTTGGGTGTGAACTCTACGGCGGGTCGACATCGGTAATCATTTACTTGGAGCTTGTCATCGGCACGCTGATGATCAAGTTGAGCAAATGAAGGCTGACAAATACTTAGATACTTGCACGGAAGCAGAGTGCGAGTTTGTATATGAGAGGTTTTACGGCCAATCGACGCATGAATTGGTTGAAGATCTCCTAAGTTACATTGACCACAAACCTATCAAACAATTAGTCGAAAACTATAGAAAGGAAACCAAATGAGTTACCCAATCGAAGTCGTGGCCGAGAAGGGAACGCTCCAGCGCAGGCTGGGGCTGACCCCTATCGACCGAACCTCAACAGCAGACTTCCCGAAAGGGAAGGTGACCATCAGAACAAACAGAGTTCCTACCTTGTCAGAGGGCGGAGCTTATGCGTTCTACTACTCCAACCCCAAAGGTTATAGAGCAGTGTGTCACGTCGGCCCTGTCTTTGAATACACAAGCCAAGGAAGGGTTGCCAGTGATGAAATGTATTATCACTTCAATTCTGGAGTCTTAAAGAAGAGTGAACTCGACGCGTTTGTCGGAACCATCAAGGCCATCGAAGCCAAAGTCGATGCTCTTATGAGAAAGGAATCCAATGGCTACCAAGACGAAATCTAGTAAGAAGAAGCTGACCAAAGACGAGTTCAAGCGTATTCTTAATACGCCCCGTCGGGAGAAGCTGCCCAAAAACCAAGCTGGAAGGCTCAAGATACTCGACTTCATCGACATCTACGCCGATGACGACCACAAGGAAAACATCATCCTACTCGATGGCTTGGACAAAGCTTTCCTTGGGCTTTCCTATCGAGATGGACAACACGGAACACAAGTGGCGGTGTATGGAATCTTTTCCTGCATCCATACACTTCAACTCGACAACAAGTGGAGTTGGGATGAAGCTGAAGAATACTTCTACTTCAATACCCGCTATGCTTATGTTGGCGAGTATACCCCGATGTTCATCGAGGAGATGGTGCGATGACTGCCAAGCTGACACCTCAAGAGATTAGGCAAGGCGACACCGTGTGGTGGCGCGGAAGCTTTGGCAACGATGGCTGGGAGAAGGCGAAGGTTCATCGGATTGAACTCGTCCGTCCAGGCCAGAAAGAGAATGGTCTCCTTGTGCCTTGGGTGCCCACAACCATTATCGAGAACTGTGTTTTCGATCTGGACAATGGGCATTGGGCATATGGATATCAAATCAAACCAGTGGAGGAAGCTATATGATCATACCAGACTTTGACAACAAGAGTGATCGCTTCGAGATCACTGAACAGGAGAGGTCGGAAAGTTGGACTCATTGGCTAGCAGTAGACAAAGAGAACAGGGTAATCCAGCAAGCGATGGACAAGGCTGAAGGATTAATAGTCCTTCAGAGAACCCATACGCTTGATGGAAGACGTGTTCACAAAGTTGTGGACACTGGTTCCCTCGAGATTGACGGTGTTGACGGCAGAGACGCTCCAGACTTCTCCGACGCCTACTTCAGTGCTGGTCAGTTTAAAGACGGCACTGAGATGAGCGACGAGGAACTCAACGAGCTAGCTGCCGAGCATCCCGATCTTTTATACGAGAAGATCTACCACTACGCATCGGACTAGTCATGAGATTCTTCTACCACTTCAACAAACCTTTGACGCAACGACGCAAAGATATCTGGTGGACAATCCACTACCAGAACCAGTGCGTCCCCATCAAAGGCTTTGACTGTCGTGTGGCTACACACGATCGAAAACGCAAGAAGCAACCACTCGCAGTTGTATGGGGCGATGCCCGTAGCATCGTCATTCAGAACAACCGCGCAATCATTACATAAGGAGTAACCAATGAAAAAGAAAAAAGCAAAGGTAACAGAGAGAGTTATGACGATCGACAGGAAAGACGGAAACCTCAACGGAGTTCCATACATTCAGTTCCTTGTAGCGATGCAAGGGCTGGAAGCTTTGAATCGTGGGATGATGTTGACTCGAGTCGCAACTTCGGGTCGTTGTATGGAGATTATATCCCAGATCACTGGTCGGAAATACAAACGCACCGACAGGAACAAAGCATTGTATGATGCGGAAGTAATCATGCATGCGCTTCGTGAAGAGAAGAGACAGCTAGCCGAGGACGCGGCACTCGCATGAGAATCGAAGTCGAGAAGGATGATGTTAAGTTCGAATACGACGGCAAGAAGTATTCGGTAACTGGCACAGCCATCCACAATACCGAGAAGGAAGACATCGGTATTGGTTCTTATGAGTTCTGGGGTTCGCGCGGTTATGACAGCCAGATTGTCAACCAAAGCGAGTTCTCAGAATGTGAGTTCGATAGCTTGGCAATCTATCCAGACGAGGGAATGGAAGAAGTTCCAGAACCTTCTAAAGAACTTGTCGAGGCTGCGCAGGAAGCTCTGTATTCCGCGACCTACGAAATCGCGGAAGAACGGGCGGCTGAGATGGCTGACTAAGAAAGGAGGTGTGTATGGCAAAGTTTGAATTAGAAATCGAAAGCAATAACGCGGCGTTCGAGTTTCCAGATCATGAGATATCAAGGATTCTCAAAGACCTGTCTGAACAGGTCGCTGAAACTCCTTTGCATGTTTGGAGGAGACACGAATTCCTTATTCGGGATACGAATGGGAACAGAGTAGGCACTGCAAATTGGTCTAGATGAC